ATGAAAAAAATTGTTCTGACCATGTTGTTACTGGCAAGCTCCGGGGCTGCTCTGGCAGCGCCACAAATTATCACCGTGAGCCGTTTTGAGGTGGGGAAGGAGAGCTGGGCGTTCAACCGGGAAGAGGTTATGTTGACCTGTCGACCGGGTAACGCGCTTTACGCCATCAACCCGAGCACGCTGGTTCAGTATCCGCTCAATGAGGTGGCTGAGCAGCAGGTCAAAGCCGGCAAAACCACCGCGCAGCCGATCTCAGTGATCCAGATCGACGATCCGCAGCATCCGGGACAAAAAATGAGCCTCGCGCCCTTTATCGAGCGAGCGCAGAAGCTCTGCTAAACTTTCTCGCTATCCTGCTGTAATAACATTAAAAAAACCGCCCTTGCCGGACAACGGCAGTGGCGGTTTTTTCGCTGGCAGAGGCCCCCTTTCCAGGAATTATGCAGCCACTTTGGCCGCGGACTGGAAAAGCTGACGCGTTAAACTATTCTTATAGTGCAAGGCGACTTAGCCTGCATTAATGCCAACTTTTAGCGCACGGCTCTCTCCCAAGAGCCATTTCCCTGGACCGAATACAGGAATCGTATTCGGTCTCTTTTTATTATGCTGTTTTATAAGGATTTTTTCGTGACAATCACGAAATCCCCCGAAAATTACTCGAATTTTCCATATCCTGTCTAAACCATAACATACTCTGCACCTCGTGCGTCCAGGTATTTTTTGGTCATTGTTAAATTTTTGTGCCCAAGCAAACGCTGTGCGAATTCCTCTCCGCGTTCACTTTCATAGAGCCTGCTCGCCAGACTTCTGATCTCATGAAAAGAGGGTGGATTTGGCCCAAACTTTAACTCTGTTGAATCCCTGATATCTGCAAATGCCTGAGTAAGTCCATCCGGTGTGAGTGGACCAGGCTTCCTACCACCGCGACGAACTGGTGAGTAAACCATGAAGTCAGACGGATTGCCTTCACGGCATCTCTCAATCACATCGTGCAGCATAAGCCCTGCGGCGTCCAGTTTCAAATCAAGAGGTACCGCCAGTTTGTGGCCGGTTTTCTCCTGGGTGATAAACAACCTCTCTTCCTTAACATTGCTGAAACGGAATAGCGTTATATCTTCTCGCCGCTGTCCGGTAACAAGCGCAAGGTCGCAGGCGTTTCTCGCCCAGTCAGAATGGGAAGAGGCCGCATCACGGATAATGGTGAATTGTTCTAACAGGAGCCTTTCTCGCTTAACTTTCGGTGTTGGTGTGCGAGTGGGCTCCGCAGGGTTTCTGTCAATATGCCCTTCGACAATTGCCTCCCTGAATACATCCAGTAAAACGGATCGCAGTCCAGATGCCATACTCTTTTTATCGCAGACAATATACCCCTCCAGAAATTCGGCAATGTCCTTAGTTGTTACTGAAGCCAGGGGGATTCTGCCGAACTCTTCTCTGATAGTGGCTAACTGATTGCGCCTGACCTTCATCGTGTTAGGCTTCAACTCGCGCCGTTCAAGAATAACTTCGTAACGCTCCAGCCATGCGGAGACGGTAAACGTAGGAACATCTTTTAAGCGGTCAAGCAGGGAGGATGGTAGGTAATTCTGATCGATGTAGTTATTGGCCTCAATGGCCTGGGCTACAGCATCCTTGCGATCAACACGTCCAAGGGAAATCTCCTGTCCGGTTATCGGGTTTCTCCAGCTGTAGAGTCTGTCTCTTTTGCGATAGGTAAGGTTTCTCGGCAGATTAGCGTCGTAACGAGCGGGCCTTTTCGCCATGAGTCAGTCTCTCCAGTAAAGTACCATTCCTCGGCACATCAAAAGTCTTCGGTTTAGGCTTCAGCTTCTTCTTGCTTGGATCTACGTAGCACGCATCTGGAATAACTTTGTATTCCTTGCCGTGTAGTTCCGGAGCCGGATAAATCCGCCCCTCGCGAGCCCAGCGTCGTAGCGTAGACAATGAGGGCGGCGTTTCGTAGTTCGCATCCGCCCACTGAAGTAACGTAAGTAACTTAGCCATAAATCTTTCCTCTCTATTATCCACATCTCATGCGCAAACTAACGCAACTTATCATCATTACCTACGACAATAAAAACCGCCTCAGTGGGCGGCTTCATCTTTGATTTCTTCAATGCGCATATTGGTCACATTCGCATGTGCAATTTGCGCCCACATCATCCAGTGTTCATGGCAGTCGTTCTGGTCCTCCGCCTCAATGACACGATTGAACGGCTCACCATTCCACTCACCGGTAACTATAAATTTCATAGCTATCTCCTATAAAAACCGAAATCGGCAGGTCATGTTTATTTAGTAGTTTGCTCGCTTAAAAATAAGCAATATTTATCAAATATATTCATGCGAGATTTATTTCTTTGCCTTTTAGGAGTTGCCACCTTCTTTGGGTTGGGTATATTTTTGTGGCTTAAATTATCGGCAGCCTCGTTATCAATTAAACTAAGCAGCATCCGATAAGCCTCCAACTGGTAATCTTCCTTAATAGACCTTGTTCCTGATTCCAGTTCATCGATACGAGCGGATAGTGATTCTTTGGTGACTTGAGTCATGACCTCACCATCCTATTAAGAGCTTCGACAAGTGACGCATTCTGTTTTTTAAGTTTGCACGTCTCGCACAACTGAATAACACCTTCGTTTGGATTCCAGTTAATGTTGTTTATGCGATCTCCGCACCGCAAGTCGCTTCCGTTTGGATTCAGATGAATGCGGCAACCAACCTCTTCGTCTTTGTAGCTCATCACATCCCCCTCATCTTCTTCAGCAAAGCATCCAGAAACTTATTCTCGTTAACCGACTGGAAGCTATTACGCTTCATCAACTCATCTCTTGGCGGCATTGCTCTTTGTCTGCGACGTACTGATAAATCATCGGGGAATATGGTTGGGTCGTAGTTTCTTCCGATCATGATGCTTCTCCGGTAGAGAATATGGAGGTGTGATTTGTTTTCGTCTGGTTAGTTGTTGCTGACGGCACCAAGGCGGAATCTGTATTCTTTAAAGCGGTCGTCGTCTCGCGAGTGCTTCATTGGGCCAACAGGTACGAATCCTGGCCGCATGCTCGCCTGTAGGTTCATCTCCCAAACTGTTTTTTCATAAATACGATCTAGCCTTTCATCCATGCTTGGCTTCTGGTAATCGTTATTTGCGATTGCCTCGAAGCACCTCGCCAGCACCTCCTCTTTGGTGCCTGAATGTTTTGGCTGGCGTAAATATCCCGCCCCGGGAAGAGGTGATGGCATGTTCATGCTCCTGATTAAATGACGTGAATGGTGTGACGTGGGAAGGGGATTAGAAGTCCTGATTGCCGTAGTCGTAATGACCGTTATCGGCATGTTGTGAGACACCCTTATTGCGGTTGTCGCGGTCTTTTAATGATGATGCGACCTTGTCCACTGCCTCCGGTCTTACGCCGTCTTTTCGCTCCTGAAGCGTCTGCCGGGTTTCGGCAATGAACGGGATGCGTATTTCCATTCCGTAGGTGTCGCTGCCGTCTCGCTTGCTGCGGAGAACCTTCTGAAGAACTAGGCCAATTCGCTTACCTGCAAACTCAGGTGCTACATATTTTCCAGCAGATGCCATGTGCTGAGTGAGTGAGTTAATGCCAGCGCAGCCCATCATCGCGTTAATCATATTGACGCCGAATGTGTTTGGCTGACCGTCTTTTTTAACGGAGTAAACACTCAGATACTGCACCTTGCGCCCGTCATCAGCCTCGCCAGAAAACTCAATCCATTGAGCCTTGCTGCCGTCAATGCCCTGCTTTAGCTCGGCCTCTGTAATGGTGAAAATGTATGCGCCATTTTCATTAATGAAACCGCCCATTCCGGCTGACAGTGCTGATTCTTCGTTATAGGTAAAAATTACGTTGCTCATGCGGCTGAATCCTTAATTTGGTGAACATTGGTGAAGCCGTAGTATTCACAGATGGTTGCGTCTACAAAGGCGAGGTCATTGTCAATTTCGTTTGTATCAAACATTCCCATGGGGGATTTAACGGTGTCAGACCCGTTATTTTTGGTGGTAAAAAAGAATCTGTCGTCGCGCGTCATTGTGCGAAGCACGATAGTGAACATGCCCTCGACGGTGATTTTTTCGTCCAGCATTTTGCCAATCGTCTTCATCTTCGTGCGGCCCATTTGCGTTTCTTCTGTGTGAGCCAGAAAGTAGACGCGAAGGTCATCAGGCGCATCCTGAGCGGCCTTAATCACCTCCCACGCATGGCGCCCGATTTCTGTAAACTTATCGAATGACTTTTCTTCTGAGCGGCGCATAAACTCGTTGCTCATCACGTACTGGAAGTCATCGACGATGATGATTTTCTTACCGTAAGCTGGCGCTCTTTTGATTATGGTCTGGATGTGATGCCAGTCATCAGAAACGACGACACTTCCTTTTTTGGCTGTTGCATCCCATACCTTCCAGCCATTTGAGCGAAAAGGCAGAGGTTTACCAACTGCTTTAATCAGGATTGCGTCATCAGGATTTACGTTGCGGAGGCTGGCAGATTTACCCGTGCCAGACTCGCCAAGAATTAGAGTTGCTGTTCCCATGAAATTCCCATCCTCTCCGCTTGCTGTTCCGTCCGGTAATCGGCTATCGCTTCCAGCGCTGCCAGTTCGTGTGTCATTTCCTGTTCTGGAATGACCTCACTCATTGCCTGAATGAAAGCGTCGTCATCCCATCTCTCCATTGCGCTCATGCAGCTTTCTCCTGATGGGGGATCACATAGCCATGCTCTGCCAGAAATTCGAGAACAACGCCCCAATCCAGTTGCATTAGCACTTCTCTGCTATCCACTGTTCCGGACAGCACAACGTCTTCTAACTCAACTGAAAGCGTGTTATGCGGGCCTACAGACGTGCGGAGTCCTGCGCAATCGCATTTGATATTCATTGTTGACCTCAGTTTATTGTCGCTATCCTTCGTCAGGCATAGAGCTGACGGGGATATGATTGGTCATGGTGGTCTTTGGTTAGGAAGGGTTTGGTTATTTAGCGAGAGCTTTATTAATTGCCGCACGTGCAATTGATTGATGCCAAACGGGAAGTACCTGAGACTCCAGCATTAATTGCAAGGCCTCTAGTAATTCCGGAGCCGCAGCAATTAATGTCATATCTTCCTTTTTTACAATCAGCGTAGGGTGTCCATCCCGCATTACAGTCGAGTCAATTACTCCACCATCTTTCCCTGTCGCCTTGCTGCTCAATCTAAGAAAGCTATTGCTTGTCCACCATTCCCATGGGCCAGGTGTAAAATTAAAATCCTGCATTTCCCCTCCGATACCACGGCATGCCCGCCGCAGCTTTCATTTCTTCGTTAGCTTCCATCCATTTAGCGCCATCACCATTCTTTCTGGCTATACGCGCCTTGATTTGAGCCAATCGCAATAATGTGTGATCAATCTTCATGTTCATCACCACGTAATAGTCAGCACCAGATAGATGACAGCTGCCCACACAACAGCGCCAAACATTGCCGCATAGCTCATAGAGCGCCAGCCGTTTCTGCTCATCGTTAACTCCTGAGGTAATAAAAAACCGCCTCATAGGGCGGCTTTCGACATATTGAAGATGTATTAAATGCTTTTTTGGAATGATTCTATTCGCTCCTTGAGGCTTATAAGACCGAGATTATCTCTCGCGTCGTTAACCACCCTTTCAAGCAACTCTGAAGCAGCAAAACTCAATTCATCGTAAGCTACAAATGGATGCATACAACCATCATAGACTTGCTTATCTATTGATTTTGTTTTGTGCGAAAATTCCTTTATTGATTCGCTTGTTGATCTGCTTATAGTTAGCGCTGACGTGTATAAATGCCTTTCCATGCGCTTACCAATTAATCCCATTTTATCCCAGTCTATTTGTGGCTCATCTTCTTCCCTGGCATTACCGTGGTGTTTATCTTCTTCAAAAGAATAAAGTTTTGCATATGAGTCACGCATATAGATAAGGTCATCAATCAGAGAGAGATATGCCTCATAATTCTTATCCCACCATTTCTCCCTATAGAACTTCTTCAACGCTAGTTTTGATGCAAACCAGGCAGCAGATCCTCCGCTGGCAATACCTACAACTATCTTCGAACCCAGGTCGTAAAAGTCAAAAGGTGATGCGCTCATCCTTCACCGCCATTCCGTTAAATTAATAGACGCATTTTAAGCGTTATCATATCAATGGAATAGACTTTCCTTTCATCTTCTGCCGGCCTGAGCAAGTAATGCCGCGCTCGCCAGGCTGTTTGTACCAGATGCGATTTCTACGCTCTGTAATCTCTTCCTGAACTGGTTTGTCGCGGAGGCCACCCAATGACGTAGCCAGTACAACGCGATTGCTGCAGTCTTCTGAGATGCGCGAGAAAGCGCGGTCAATCTTCTTCGCCAGTTGCTGGGTTTCGCGCATACCTTGTTGATGACGGATGGCGCGTAATAACTTCTTGTGTTCACGATTAGTCATGATTGCCTCCTGAAATGGTTTTGGTGCTGAGCATTTAGCACCCTGACGCACACCCCAAACCCATCTCGTTTGGTATTGTTGGCCCGAAACAGGCCTTCTGTTGTTAAAGAGCAATCACCGTCCTGGTGAGTAGCGCGTCCTGCTGATGGGTTAAATATGCTCTAGAGAATAATTCTAGTCAATAGGGTTTGTGATAAAAAAGTCACAAGAGACTAGATTGTGTGATTCTGAGGAGAATTATTATTGAGATTTTATTCTGAAAGTGCTTTTATACTGTACGTGTATACAGTTGATTTTTCTTGATTGTGAGCATGCATGGAGTATTGATGGGAAGTTTACTGACAAGAAGAGAGGCCGGGGTGTTCGATGAAACCCCGGCGGAGGAAGATGATTTATTTTACTTGGATAGTTCGGGTATGAAGATTTGCTTCACTGTTCCTCTGATTACAGAGGTGTCTTCTATTTCAGCTAGCGGGACTCTGTCATCGTCTACTGACAGAAAAACACCGCCAGCTCCATTGATGTGATACCGGAATACGGAGATGAAATCACCACTCTTTGCTACAACCAAATCAGATGTTGATGGCTGCAGGTCAGGGTCGACGATCACGATAGAGCCAGCTGGAGCCTGAGAGATACCGGTCTTCCCGTGCATGATATATGCCTGGAAGTTTTCAGGGAGTTCATTAAACCAGTTAATGGATGTCCCTGTAGCGCCATCCTTATCCCATACCATAACCTGTTTAGAGGCATCGACCTTTTCAAGCTTAGTATCTGATGATCCAAAGATGCTACCTTGCCCATTGATAAGCCAGTCAGCGCTTATCCCCATGGCGGCCGCAAGCTTTCCTGACGACTTAGACGTCTCGCTAGACCCCCTCAATATCTTAGATATCAAAGACTGTTCAACGCCAGATGCCTTAGCAAGGGCTGTCTGACTGGAGAACCCCGTTTCCTTCATGGCGTAAGCCAAACGTTCAGATAGTGTTTTCATGGTGTGAAATTATTCTTTCCAGAATAAGTAGTCAAAGTCTCAAATGACTTGACCTTAATAATTCTCTAGAGCATACTTTGTTTGTGTTATGCGACAGGGACTAATTATGAATCTAGTAATCCAGCGTGCGATTGACATTGTCGGATCTCAATCCGAATTGGCCCGTCGCGTAGGGACTGGCCAGCCGTCAGTAAGCAAGTGGCTCTACGGGGCTGAAATCAGCTCCCGCTTTATCTCGGCGATTGTAACCGCCACCGATGGGAAAGTTAGCGCAGCAGAAATCCTAAATTCTATGACTCGCGCTAAAGCTCGATAAGAACCACCGCTCTTTAACATCGCTGCGGGCTGATTCGGCCCATTCACCAAAACGCATCAACGAATGCGTCTACCTAACTATTTTCAACACTATGGAATTTAACATATGGAAACTTCAACTAACCGCAACATCTCAGAGGCTCGACGAATCGAATCGTGGCTTCTTAACCGCATCGCCCTGAAGGGTGGAACTAATGTCGCCAAAGCAATCGGAGTTGATAAAGCGCAGATCTCACGCTGGAAGGAAAGCTGGTTGCCGAAGATGGCAATGCTCTTGGCTGTTCTGGAGTGGGGTGTTGTTGATGACGATATCGCCAGATTAGCGAAGGAAGTAGCTGCAGTTCTCACAAAGAAAAAATCCCCGGCGGCAACCGAGGATTCTGAGCAAATCACCATGCAATTCTAGGACCGAATTACTGGATCAATTCACAGGAGTAATTATGACAAAGCGTCGTAAGAAATACCAGGAAAAAGAAGAAATTCGACACCCTGATTCACCTGAGGGATTGGTCGTTACCGCATCCAATAACAGGGCGTTTGCAGAGCGTCTTATTGGTGTTTACAGACTAGCCAAAGCAGGAGTTAAGAATGGGCGTCGTTAAGTTAGCCGACTACAGGCATATCCCTGTACAACCGCAGGAGGCAACCAGTATGGGGTATGTCTCTATACATCGCCAATTTATGGATAGCCGACTCTATAAGGACTCTCAGGCAGTACATCTTTGGCTACACCTAATCCTTAAAGCAAACCATGTCGAAGTTACTGTAAACACTGATATCGGACCCGTTACAGTTGGCCGTGGTCAGATGCTTACCGGACGACCTACCTTAGTCAGTGAGACCTTCATTCCAGACAATAAGGTGCGCAGTTTATTGCGTACCTTTGAGTCGAAAGGAATGCTTAACATCACCTCTATGGGGAAGAAGTTTAGCCTGCTGACAATCGTTAAATATGATGATTTCCAGTCTCAAAATTGTCCAACGGTTGTCCAACGGTTGTCCAACGCAAACACCAGTAATGACGCACCTCTCAGCGGTGATTGTCCAACGGTTGTCCAACGGTTGTCCATAAACAATAATATAACTAATAACTCTCTTACTAACGTAAGAGAGAGTGCATCTTCCTCAGAAATTCAAGACCAGAAAAAACCGTCTCTCAGTTGCGAGCAAGTGGTCGATGTATACCGCAGGATTCTTCCAGAAGCTCAGGGGATAAATATCCTGACTGACAAGCGTAGAAACCTGATCCGAACTTTTTGGCAGAAAGCCAGCAAAGTAACACGACAGTTGGATGGGCATCCATTCACCCTAAACGACTGGGAAGTGTACCTGAGCTACATCGCCACTAACTGCCGGTGGATGCTGGAAAACAGACCAGACCAGCGCACAGGCAAGACGTGGCGCAAAAAGTCCCTCGAGTTCTTCCTGAGCGTCGATGTCTACGCCAAAACGCGAGAGGGGGCATGTGATGACCTCTGAGATTATTACTCTCCCGCACAATCCAGAAGCAGAGCAGAGCGTTATCGGCGGTATTCTGCTTGATGACGATAACAGCGAGCGAGTCCAGAAGGTCCTGGCAATGCTCAAGCCAGAGTCGTTCTATGGCAGAGCTCACCAGATAATCTTTGCCGAAATCCGGCAGATGTTCCGGGAAAACAAGCCAGTTGATGGACTGACCTTGTTTGATTCACTGGATAGCAAGGGTCTTGCCGAGCAGGTCGGGGGATTCGCTTACATCGGACAACTTGCCAAGAACACTCCCAGCGCTGCCAACATCGTAGCCTACGCCGCATCGGTTCGCGAAGCAGCAATGGAGCGATATGGCATTCAGCGCATGACCGAAGCGACAGAGTTGCTCTATGCCAGAAACGGTATGAGCGCCGTGGAGAAGTACGAAGTCATTCAGAGTATTTTCACCCAACTCACAGACCACTCAAAGACCGGCAGCCGCCGCGGCGCAAGAACACTGGCAGACGTTGCTGATGATTGGGTGGCTGAGGTGGAAAAGCGCTTCGATCCTAATCAGCGCTCAAGGGGACTTTCAACAGGCATTAAGTCACTGGATGAGATTCTGGAGCCAAAAGGACTGGTGCGAGGTTCCCTGTTCGTCATTGGTGCAAGGCCGAAGATGGGGAAAACAACTCTCTACAGCCAGCTGGCAATCAACTGTGCACTGAACGAAAAGCTACCGTCCATCATGTTTAGTCTGGAGATGCCCGATAAGCAGATTCTGGAGCGCATGATAGGCCAGGCATCTGGCGTCAATACGGATATCTTCTACCGCGGCGCCGGCCGAGATGAGGAGTTCGCAATTGCAAACGCCCGTCTCGCTGAGATGGTGGAGAGCCAGAACCTCTACATCGATGATACACCAGGAGCAAGCCTGTCTCACATCATCGCTGAGTCACGCCGAATTAAGCGTGAGCGCGGCAAAGTGGGGATGGTGCTGGTCGATTACCTGACTCTCATGACAGCCGAGAAAGCAGACAGGAACGACCTCGCCTACGGTCTCATCACAAAGGGCCTAAAGAACCTCGCAAAAGAGCTTGAGTGCGTTGTAGTTCTGCTTACTCAGCTTAACCGCGATCTTGAGAAGAGAGTCAACAAGCGACCACTCCCAAGCGATTCACGAGACACCGGTCAAATCGAGCAGGACTGCGATTACTGGATGGGTATCTATCGTGAAGGGGCTTATGACGAGAACTATCCGCAAGGCGATACCGAATTGCTACTCAGGCTAAACCGTCATGGCTCTGGCGGGGTTGTCTACTGCGAACAACGTAACGGAGCAATTTATGACTGCGACCAGATACAGGCCGAAATGAAACGCCGCGACCGGGAGCAGAAGCCAAAAAACAAAGGGGGATTTTGATGGACGCACTAAAGCAACGCATCATCGACTTCATCAAACAAAACCAACCTATTAATGACCAGCAAGCCATATGCACTTTCGGTATCGGCAAGAACCGATGGCGCGAGGAAAAGAGCAAACTTAAATGCATGGGGGAGATATATCCCGTCTGCGGGGCCGGCACTTTCATATCAAAACATGATTACGATGACTGGTTAGAAAATGGCGGAGGCAAGGAGAAAGTAAGAGCTTCACAGGCCAAAGGTGGACTGGTGAAGGGAAACAATAAAGACTCCAAGAAGCTAATAATCGAATACCTGCCAAATATCTCTACCCCAATGACTTCAGGCGCTATCTCCAGAGCTTGCGGAGTCAACGAAAAGACCGGACACAACATTATCTCAGCGCTCGCCGACATGGGACTCATTGAGCATGATGGCGCTGAATACAATCGACGCTATATGCCAGTGATGGAAGGGCAGCCGCAAGTGTTCGTGAAGCGGAAAGCAGACAAACAGAAGTCGCTGTGCAAGCGATATGATCCGAGGAATAACGTAGTGGTTCGTGACTACATGGCAAGCCCGGCCCGTCAGAGGCTGATGGCAGTATACGGGAGGATGGGATGACAGAAATCTACATAACTGAATCACTAACGGGGCTGATTGCGATAATCGGCCTTTTTTATGCCCGGAGGAAATGATGAAAATTCGCTGCTTAATCGGTATGCACAAATGGGTGCTTTTTAAAAAAGAACTCCACCCATATCAATCCTTAAATGGTCTACAGCCAACAATTATCTTTCACTACGGTTGCAATGGCTGTGGTAAGCGGAGGAAAGAGGTCAGAGAAGAAGGATACTGGAGCACTTTCCGCGCTGAGCATTTAAAGCATGAAATAAAATAGCATAAATAATTCAATAAATTAATAGGCCCGCATCGCGGCCTTTTTTATGAGGGTAAGAAATCATGACTATCACATTACAGGCAGTAAACGAGCTCATTCAGTCGCTGGAGAGTGCGGGCGAGTTGTCGATCAGAGAGCAGAAGTTCCTGAAGCTGGCGAAAGCTTACCAGCAGCTGGCTGCGGAGAATGTGGTCAGGCAGGAATTCATCAAAATCTGTTTCCGCGCAGCAGCAGACGGCGCATCGCTGGATGGATCAGATATTCAGGAGATAGGTGAGCGCCTCGGGCTCTTTGGTCGCGAAACATACCAACCGATGCTGCACGGGTATATCTGTGGTCATGAGGCTGGCGAAGATAGCGTGTATGTGATGAAAAGCGCGCCCGACACCCAGCGCATCGTTGCCGGGATTAAGGCTGATGGAGTGGAGCAGGCTGCAAACGAATGTTATGGCGCTGGTTATATCTGCGAAACATTGCTGGCGTATGCCCAGCAGCTGCGCGAGGGGGCCGAATGAGCAACCGTTTGGAAATTCTAAAATCTTCACTCGCCAAAAAAGAGAAAGTATTTAACGAGCGGCTTCAGAACCATTTCGACACCGTGAAGCAAGCTAACGGGCAACCTCTCAATGATAAGCGCAACGGGCGAGCAGCATTGAACAAATGGGATAGGCAAAGCGACGCTCTTCGAAACCTGGAAAGCAGCATTCAGCGCACAAAAGACGCGATTGAACGCGAAGAGATGAAGATCGCATTGGTTGAGTCGGTGGATATTCCTGACTTTATGCTGCAGGCGATTAATGACGGTCGAATCACACAATGGCGTAAGCATCCGAGATTTTTCTTTGTTACCGGAGTTAAGCATGGGCGCATCGTACTCGACGAAAAAACGGCAATGATAGCCCATCGGTATCTAAGCAAGGTCTCTAAGGATGAATACCCAATATTTCGGGATGTATTTAACAGCCTGAATAAGCAATGCCGGGAATTACAGGAGCGTGCGGCATGACAACTGATATCACCGAACTGGCGCTGAGGTTGAAGCTTGAAGTACATCGCGCGGTAAGCAATTTCAACCCTCAGATGAATATTAAAACCAGAGACCTGAAGGAGCTGGTAGAGGCGCTGGAGAAGGCGCACGCAGTTATGAATGCTGTCGTTACCGCAGCGGCTATTCGTGGCGTCAGGCCTTTTGATGGGATTGATTGCGATCCCCCAACCCTTGAAGAGAATGCCGAGGCATGCGGTGACGCTATGTCAGCACGCATCCGTGAACTGGAAGCGAACCCGCCAAAACCTCATCACAACGGGCTAATGCAAATTTCTAACGAGTTAACGCTTGAGCAAGCGATTCAGCATACTGACGAAAAAGCAGCGGCTCTTTCTGGCCCGTGCGCTGAGCAGCATAAGCAGCTCGCAGAATGGCTGCGTGTGCTACAGGAACGCCGCAAGAGTGCCGAGCTTGAGAGCCGCACCGTGCGGCTCCCGAAGGAGCGCAGCGCCACCGAATTTCTGTTTCCGGTAGCGGTTTATCCGGCCCAGGAGCTAACGGCGGCGCTAACCGCGCAAGGCATCAAGGTGGAGGCTGAGTGATGGCACTGACCAAAAAACAGCGCGCAGAGCTGCGCATGAAGTTTGGCGGGCGCTGCGCTTACTGTGGCTGCGAGCTTAGCGACAAATGGCACGCTGACCACGTTCAGCCTGTTATCCGATTCGATGGGCAGATGCTTCATCAGGAGCGAGACGACATCAACAACATGGTTCCTGCATGTCATCCGTGCAATCTTCACAAGCACTGCAATAGCCTGAATGACTATCGCCGAATTATCGACGATGGGCGCAGAGAGTTCCTGGTCTCCGGAAAAGGAAAGGCGCTGGTTCGCATGGGACTGGTTGAAATGAAACCTGACCCGGTAGTGTTCTGGTTCGAAAAGTATCAAGGGGAGATTGAGTGATGTGGAGAGGAACCGATCGCACCAGAAACCAGATGATCCTGACCGAGTATCGCTATGACCCAAAAGCCAAAGACTCCAAATCCATTTACCTGGTGCGGCATAACAGCCGCATTCATCAGACTGTTCTGGAGCAGCATTTGACGATAGAGCGCGATAGTTTCGGTCGTTTCATACCGACTATCGAACTGAAAGACTTTCCGGAAGGACTTAGCGACCGCGAGTCGATGCTCAAACTTGCCGACTGGCTGCACCGTTTAGGTGTGGCGATCGAGGATAACTGGAGTCAACCATGACCAAATCGACCATAACCAGAGAGCGCCTGGAAAAAATTAAATCATGGCGTGAAACCTACGGCGCCGGAAGCAACGTAATGCTGCCAGCTGAAGAAGCTGAAGAGCTGGCCCGTATGGCGCTGGCCGCAATGGACAGTAAGCCGGTATTTTTCATCGAGGTAGAGGGCGACGACTGGATAAACGCGGGGAGGATAGAAGGGAAAAATCGCCAGGATTTAGGTCTGCTACCGGACGGGATTAACTACCTCTACGCTGCCCCGCAGCCTCCCACCGATGCAGAACGGGAAGAGCTACAGGAACTCCGCCGCTCATATCTGACGCTGCGCGGGGAAAACGAGGATCTGCAAGCGCAACTTTATGAGGCAGAAAGTCAGGCTGACGATGCTGCGGAAGAGCTACAGGAACGCCGCAAGGCTGACAGCGAGTCAGTGGCAGAAGTTTTATCTAACCGCCCAGGCAATGGCACGTCGATTGTCGACGTGGCGCTTCCTGTCGGCACTCAGCTCTATCTCCACGCGCAGCCGGTGCCGGTAGTGCTGGATGAAGTTACCGCCGAAGATTGCCCAGCATTTGTTAAGTATGACGTTACTGAAATTGATGAGGCATGGGTTCGCGGTTTTAATGCCTGCCGCGCCGCCATGCTTAGCGGAGGTAAGTCATGATCAACCGCAACAAACTGGAGCACATTCTCGAATACGCCAAACAGCAGAGGTACATCGGCCAGTCCTGCAAGGTACCGCCAGAAGATATGGTCGAAATCATGGAACGATTGCTCAGCGCTTGCAACTCTCCGGCAATTCCGGATGGTTACGTGATGGTGCCGAAGGAGCCGACATCGGAAATGATTTTGTCAGCGATGCGAGACAACGAAACTGGAGAGGTGGCGGAAATTTATGAATTGATGCTCGCAGCCGCCCCGCAGGAGTTGAAATGATGGAAATTATTCAGGGAACTTGTAGCTGTGGAGAGCCCATCAGCATTGAACTCAGTGCCAAAATGAGTTGTAGAACAGATGGAAAAAGGCCGTTCTATCCGGATGAGAATAAAGAACCGGAAGTCATAGGAAACTTCGTTTATTCGCATGAGGGAGTGACAGTATTCCGGTGCAGGAAATGTAACGGATGGGTTGCGGATACAGTTCCTGAGGCGACGTTAGAGGTGCGAGATGAGTAAATCCCCAGCAGAACGCAAAGCCGCGCAGGAGGTAATGAGTGCAAGAGTTCATCCTGCACGAAACGAATAAAGCTCAACTCTGGTCACTTCTCAAAGAAATTCTCTCTACCGGCAAACGCTGGCGCATAAAAATCTCTGAGTATCGTGAACGTCGATCGCTCCCACAAAACAGCCTCCTCTGGAAATGGAATTCTGAAATAGCAGCGCAACTGACTGCTGTCGGTTCAGATCACTTTTCCGATGAAGAGGTTCACGAGTGGCTCAAGGATATGTATTGCCCAGCCAAGCCGGTCACTATTTCAGGAATGACCAGGTACGTTAAATCAACCCGGAGACTGGATATAGGAGAGATGCACAAGTACCTCACCGACATTGACCAGTGGGCTCACCAGAAGGGATTGCGACTAACCATCCCAGATAGCTGTGAGTACCGGGAATTACAACGGAGGCAGGATGATTAGCCCTAACCAAATTCAATCCTATGAGCGGCAGAGTGTACGTCGAGCGCTGTGTGCCGGCTGCACAAAAGAGCTGGCGCCAGAGGAAACATACGCGTGTTCTGAATGCGTGGATGAGTGGCTGATTTATCGTGATCCAAATAACTCAATGACGGAGGAAGAAGATGGCAAACCTTCGTAAAGAAGCGCGTGGCAGGGAATGTCAGGTGCGTATCTACGGTGTATGCAATCACAATCCTGAGACCACTGTTCTTGCTCATTATCGAATGGCAGGTTTATGCGGTACTGGCATGAAGCCAGACGACCTCCTCGCAGCATGGGCGTGTAGCAGTTGCCACGACGAGATAGACCGCAGAACGCATAACATCGACCACGAGTTTGCAAAGATTTGTAAGCGTCGTCTCAGCACCGTCTGGCAGATCCTGATATTCCTGAGAGGATAGTGGACACCAAATATGGTGGACGCTATCCATGAAATCATTAACCGCAGTGCGTAAAAAAAGCCCTAATTATCCCGTTGAGTTCAAAATCAAAATGGTTGAACTCTCGCATCGACCAGAGATCTCCGTAGCGCAACTCGCTCGTGAGCATGGGATCAACGATAATTTGCTGTTCAAGTGGCGCCAGTACTGGCGCGAAGGAAAACTACGTCCTCCTTCAACAACAGAAAACAACGTGCCTGAGCTGCTCCCGATAACACTTGATACCGAAGATGTTGTCCCTGCAACCTCCCCCCGGTCACAACCTGTAGCTGCTGCGGCACCTGAATCACTCAATATCAGCTGTGAAGTGACGTTCCGGCACGGATCACTCCGTCTGAATGGTGCCATCAGCGAAAATATCCTGAACCTGCTGATACGGGAGCTCAAACGTTGATCCCATTACCATCAGGGACAAAGATCTGGCTGGTCGCTGGCATCACCGATATGAGAAACGGCTTCAACGGCCTGGCGGCAAAGGTGCAGACGACGCTGAAAGACGATCCGATGTCAGGTCACGTTTTTATCTTCCGTGGGCGTAATGGCAGTCAGGTAAAGCTCCTCTGGTCTACCGGCGATGGACTGTGTCTGCTGACCAAACGGCTGGAGCGCGGCCGCTTCGCCTGGCCGTCAGCCCGGGATGGCAAAGTGTTCCTCACACCGGCACAGCTGGCGATGCTCCTTGAAGGTATCGACTGGCGGCAGCCTAAAAGACTGCTTACGTCACTGACTATGTTGTAGGCCTCTTTATCCTGGTCGACGCTGAATGAGCCTGGTAATATACCCGGTATGAACAGCTTACTTCCTGACGATATCGATGAACTGAAACGTCTCCTTGCCGAACAGGAGGCGCTGAACCGTGCCCTTCTGGAAAAGCTGAACGAGCGTGAACGCGAAATAGATCACCTGCAGGCGCAACTGGATAAGCTGCGCCGGATGAACTTCGGCAGCCGCTCCGAAAAAGTCTCCCGCCGTATCGCGCAGATGGAAGCCGACCTTAAGCAGTTGCAGAAAGAAAGCGATACCCTTACCGGCCGGGTGGATGACCCGGCCGTGCAGCGCCCGCTGCGGCAGACCCGTACCCGCAAACCGTTCCCTGAATCACTTCCCCGTGACGAAAAACGGCTGCTGCCGGCAGCGTCATGCTGCCCGGAATGTGGTGGTGCGCTGAGTTACCTGGGTGAAGATGCCGCCGAACAGCTGGAGCTGATGCGCAGCGCTTTCCGGGTTATCCGGACAGTACGTGAAAAGCATGCCTGTACTCAGTGCGATGCCATCGTGCAGGCCCCCGCGCCTTCACGGCCCATCGAGCGGGGTATCGCAGGACCGGGGCTGCTGGCCCGCGTGCTGAGTTCAAAGTATGCAGAGCACACCCCGCTGTACCGCCAGTCTGAAATATACGGCCGCCAGGGTGTGGAGCTGAGCCGCTCACTGCTGTCGGGCTGGGTGGATGCGTGTTGCCGGCTACTGTCACCGCTGGAAGGGGCGCTTCAGGACTATGTGCTGACTGACGGTAAGCTCCATGCTGATGACACGCCTGTCCCGGTGCTGTTGCCAGGTAATAAGAAAACGAAGACCGGGCGGTTGTGGACGTACGTTCGTGACGACCGTAACGCCGGGTCAGAGCTGGCGCCGGCAGTGTGGTTCGCTTACAGCCCGGACAGAAAAGGTATCCACCCGCAGAGCCATCTCGCTGGCTTCAGCGGTGTTCTGCAGGCGGATGCGTACGCCGGGTTCAACGAACTGTACCGCAATGGACAGATAACGGAAGCTGCCTGCTGGGCTCATGCCCGCCGCAAGATCCACGATGTGCACGTTCGCACCCCGTCAGCGCTGACGGAGGAAGCCCTGAAACGGATCGGTGAGTTATATGCCATCGAGGCGGAAATAAGGGGGATGCCGGCGAAGCGACGCCTTGCAGAACGTCAGCAAAAAGCTAAACCGCGGCTGAAATCCCTGGAAAGCTGGCTGCGTGAAAAGGTGAAAACGCTGTCGCGACACTCAGAACTGGCGAAAGCGTTCACGTACGTACTGAACCAGTGGCCGGCGCTGGCTTACTATACTGACGACGGCTGGGCCGAGGCAGATAACAACATAGCTGAGAATGCGCTACGGATGGTCAGCCTGGGCCGCAAAAACTACCTGTTCTTCGGTTCGGATCATGGAGGAGAGCGGGGAGCGCTGCTGTACAGCCTGATCGGGACATGCAAACTGAACGGAGTGGAGCCAGAAAGCTACCTCCGTTATGTCCTTGACGTCATTGCTGACTGGCCGATAAACCGGGTCAGCGAACTACTCCCCTGGCGCGTAGCACTGCCAACTGAATAACACATCCCCGTCAATACGGTTCTCGCTGCACGCTTACAAAGATTTACCACCTGGAAGGTGTAATGTGCACTCAGGACATTCTGCGCAAGGAGGGGAAGATAAAGACATGACGCAATATCTTCTAAAACTACCCTGGCCGCCATCCAATAACCGGTACTGGCGACACTCACGAGGCATCCACTACATCAGCGACTGGGGGAAGAGATACCGAAAAGAAGTAATCGAAATAATCCAGCAACAACAGTTAGACATCAAAATCACACCTCGTATCAGAATCACCATCCACGCAGCACCTCCCGATAACCGCAAACGAGATTTGGACAATCTGCCCAAAGCCGTTTTTGACGCACTCACAAGTGCGGGCTTCTGGCTGGATGACGGTCAGATAGACGATATGCGCATTAAGCGCTGTCAGGCGATTAAAGGCGGAATGCTTGTGCTGGTAGTTACTGAGACGTGCGGGAGTTTGCCAATGATTACAGAACTACTGGAGGCTGCATGAGCGAATGCATTATATGGAAAGGCTGCGTGAAAAATGGGTATGGATGGAGAAAATGGAAAGGAGAAGCAACTACAGCTCATAGGATTGAATACTGCATTGCAAAAGATATTGCTTTGGCAGATATCGCAGGAATGATTATCAGGCATAAATGCGACAACCCACTATGTATAAATCCTGATCACCTTGTCGTCGGCACTCAACAGCAAAACGTAAAAGACATGTATGAGCGGAATAGGGAATGTAGAAAAATACCATTAGAAATCATTTCGGCAATTAAAAATGAGTACGTGAAAGGCTCTTCAGCTCATGGTTCTCCCGCGCTTGCCAAAAAATATGGGATAAGCCAGCCACATGTAAGCCAGATAGTTAATGGGACGGCGGTGTCAGGCTCCTCTATATCGGATTATGTCTCGGCATTCGGAGTCAGAAAAATGATATCTGAATGGGCGAAAGACGAGAGATGCACAGTTAAAGCCAAAACCATTCTGAGACGAATTCTTTCAGGCATCCCGCCTGAACAAGCAATTTCCTCCAAAAGAAGACCCGACATCAGGGAGGCAGCATGACGCTAACTATCAAAACCATCCCTGACATTCTCGTAGAGGTGCGTGGGAACCAGTCAGAGGCAGCAAGGCAATTAGCCTGCAGCAGAAACACCATTCTCAGGTATTCACGACATACCAAAGCTCAATTCCACGCCATCGTTAACGGCGTTCTCATGGTTCATCAAGGCGGAAGGGGTAAAGCATGTGCTCAATAACTAACATCCAGCAAGCCAAATGGCAGCGCCAGCGTGATATGCATAACGAGCAGGTGTTGATCGGCAAAGAGCAAGAGCTTGAGCGCAGTCTTGCGTATGTGCGAGGACAATTGCGGGAAGTGCGTAACCGGCTGGGCACTAATAAGCCTGAAGGTCCGGAGGTTGCATGAGGCACACACCAATATTCAGCATGGTTAACTTCATTGATGACGCTCATTTCCGCCGCGTATGGAAGCACCCGAAGAAAACCATCAACTCTCGCCAGAAGGCATGGGTTCACTACATGCTTCAGGTATGGGGTAAGGTTAACGCCGGCGATGATTCCCCCGGCGGTGCAATTAACGTTATCGGTCGCCTGATGATTCGTAGTCAGTGGAGTGACGACAAGGCCAAGCAGATTGAGTCTGTCGTCATGCGCCTGTACGAAGAGGATGGGCTACGTGGAGACGCTCTCTATCAGAAAGCTCGCGAACTGGTCATCCCTCAATCATCGTTCAGCAACATCATCGCTCTCGCCAAAGAATCCGATGATGCTGCTTTCGTTGAACGCGTGTTGGTCAAGACATTTCACCGTGAAAGCCCCGTCCGCGATGTAGCTATTAAGCGATATTGCAATCGCAATTGCACGCAAGACATTGCTAGGCTGATGAATGCTGTCACTGGAATGGATATCCAGTCTTGCAGGCGCAGAGTTGTATGGTGTGAGAATGTGCTCGACTCAGAAATCTTTTATGCAATGAAGCGAGAGGTAGAGAAGGAGTTTCCACAAATTGCAGCTTAGTTGATAAGTTTTTTCTCGATTATTTGCTTTTGCGAAATGAAAGTAGTACATTTTATGTATGCTCGGAGCAAAAGCGAACTGAGCAGGCGATGAAGTACAAGATGACAGTGCTGATGAATCGGGGACATCAAAACCCTTGAGCCGGGTCGTATGGGGACGGCAACAACGCGACTTCAGCCATCGCTAAGAATACTAGCCCTGAGTTAACAGCTCGGGGCTTTTTTATGCCTGCGATCCGGTCAGGGCTCTTGGGTAGAAACGTGCTGCACGACACGTCTACACCCGCCGCGCAAGAGCCCTGAACCAGATTGCTGGTTTAGCTCAGCAGGTAGAGCGCCTGCCTTGTAAGCAGGGTGTCGGCGGTTCGATTCCGTCAACCAGCACCAGATAATGGCCTGACCTGATAACGGGTTCATACCCCAACTTATCAGGGGCGCTGCTGCAACAGCGCCACAGGCCGCTAGACCCAGCCAGGGTATCTTCGGTCATCACCGACATTGCTATTACCCTCATGCTTATTGCCTGCCTAACCGCAGGCTTTTTTATTATCAGGCCTCGCGGGAATCATCATCGACACGCTTCGTTGTTAAATCCAGCCCGACGGGCCTGACCCTTTCAAACACACACAGCGCCATCCGTCATTAACGGAGGTGAGGCTTATGCGAATGCCCTACAAACAAGATTTCATCGCCGCTCTGCTGGCAGCTAAGGAGCAGGGTATCGGCGCAATACTGGCTTTCATCATGGCGTATTTGCGTGGCCGCTATAACGGTGGCGCTATGGCGAAGACGCTCATCGATGCGGTCATGTGCGCGATGATCGCCTGGTTCGTCCGCGACCTTCTCGACTTCATTGGTCTGAGCAGCAATCTCGCTTACATCGCCAGTGTCTTCATTGGCTATATCGGTACTGACTCGATCGGCAACCTGATTAAGAAGTTCGCCGCCAGAAAAGCAGGGGTTGATGATGCTGGAACTCAATAAGCAGCGCAGGGCATTTCTGGATATGCTCGCCTGGTCAGAGGGTACTGACAAGCCAGGGCAGAACACCAAAAACAGGGGTTATGATGTCATTGTCGGCGGATCGCTTTTCTCTGACTACAGCGACCACCCACGAAAACTGGTCAACCTCCCCAAGTTGGGCATCAAATCTACCGCGGCTGGGCGTTACCAGTTGCTTTCAAAATGGTGGGATGCGTACCGGAAACAGCTTGGACTGAAAGACTTCTCTCCAGTCTCACAGGACCAGGTGGCACTGCAGCAAATCAAAGAACGTGGCGCGCTTCCGCTCATCGATAACGGGCAGATTCGGCAAGCTATCGATCGTTGCAGCAATATCTGGGCGTCATTGCCCGGGGCAGGCTATGGCCAGTTTGAGCATAAGGCAGACAACCTGATCGCAAAATTCAAAGCCGCTGGCGGCGTTGTAGCCGAAGTACAACCATGAACCGGTTAACCGCCATTATCAGCGCCGTAGTGATCTGCCTGATAGTTAGCCTCGGATGGCTGGCCAGTCACTACCACGATAACGCGACCGAATTCAAAAGGCAGCGGGACAAAGCAACCGAGCAGCTCAGCCTGGCGAAGGACACCATCGCTGACATGCAGGTAAGGCAGCGAGACGTCGCAGCGCTCGACGCCAAATACACGAAGGAATTAGCCGATGAAAAAGCTAAAAATGATGCTCTGCAGCGTAAGCTTGATAATGGTGGTCGGGTGCTCGTCAAAGGCAAGTGTCCAGTGTCAGCCGCAACCCAAACCGCCGGCGCCGCCAGCATGGGCGATGATGCCACCGTCGAACTCTCTGCAGTTGCTGGACGAAACGTTCTCGGTATCCGGTCCGGAATCGTCAGCGACCAAACAGCCCTAAGGGCGCTGCAGGAATACATCACCACGCAGTGCCTGAAATAACAGGAGGTGACTATGCGGGAAGAAGAGCGTAATCGACTCGATCCCATCAATCGCCTGTAGCGCCGGGGTAATGCATCCGTCACCACATTAACGAGCCTCGCAATAGCGGGGCTTTTAATGCGTATCGTACACGCAAACCATCGACAGTCTTTCAGTCGTGAGCCTGAGGAACGCCGCTAAAGGTGGCGACCTCTCTCGGGCGGCGTTCCTGTACGACAGGCTCACATCTAAAGGGAAACTGCATGAAAAACTTTTTGATCGACACACTGAATAAAATTCTCTATTACGCGCTGCTTGCTGCACTGGCATTTGGATCGGTTACAGGGCAAAGCAACATTCTGAACGTGGCCGCTACTGCGTTTTGGGTGGTGGTATTACTTGGTGTATTTGGGGGTCTTCTTACAACATTCCTCGCCCATGTCGCTGAGCATGTAACTGATGAGAAAATACGTCAGTCGGTGCTTGAGTCGCTGAGAAAGATTGTCCGGCGTAAGAACGTCGTTGCTCGTTGGTGGGGATGGTGTTGCATGGTGGCAACCATCGCTCTGCTTGCCTACGGCGGCTGGGTATTCACCGCAGTGTGTTATGCGCTTTCATCCCTGTTTGTGCGGTTCTGCATTTCTCTGGCCAGAGACAAAGTAGAAAAACAGACGGTCGGAGTTTTAGTTTGATGGCATTACAGAGCCACTTCCAGAGGAGGCTCGATAATGTCAAGGTGAGGACAAAAAACCACCATAAGGTGGTTTTATATCCAGTATTAAATGAAGATTAAATGAAAAATGCAGCAATGGCAGATACGATGGTTGCTGCATTTGCTCCAACTTCAAGCCATGAATCTAAACCCTTTGATTTAACAGCTTCTGTTTTTTGCTCATCAGTCAAAGTAGGGTTAGCTTGAACCAATTTAATTAATTCAATAACTTGAGCGTGTGGGACGCCCTCCCTGAAGTAAGGTGAAAGCTTGGCTAAGATGTCATCGCTTCGGACTTCAATAGACACTCCGTTGTTAATGAACTTAGTGCCTTTTGCGGTAACATTAGCAGATTCAGGGACAGAGATACCTATCCCATTATCACTAAATTCACAACCTTCAATATGTATACCCATAATTAAATCCTTAAACATTTATTTACAGAACTGAGAATGGATTATTCTGAATTAAGTTTCAATTGTTAATGTTTAAAAATGGAGAGATTCGCACAAATTGAATTTGTTAACATTCCGTGAAAGTGTATTTTTCATAAAAATCAATTGCTTGATTGTAGAAGGGTATGTGTAACATCCACAGAATGCATATGTTGTTTGGGAGTTGAAAGGATACCCTCATTTTACCATATTACTCCTGTGAACCTCACCAACTCACTCAGCCAAGACCGAGCTTCCTCTGGTGCACGATAAGCGCGTTATATGCATCAGGCAGTTGCGGTTGCCAAGATAAGCGCTGACCTTACTGCAGACACACCGATCCCCGGAATGGAGGTTCCGTTCACGTGGCAGGCTAGTCTGGAGTTAAACGCGAAGCTTTACTCTGCGCTGGGGCAGTGCAATCTGGATAAGGCTGGGATTAGGAGCGTCGAGAAAGGTCGGCAATCAATTGCCGGAAAGCCAGAGTGAATTCAATCATTGCTTTAGCCATCGAAAAATATGCGGTGATTAATAAAACTACCTCGAGATGAGACATAAAACCTCCTTGGTTGGTTGATGGTGTGGTGCGTTCTATTGTGTTGACTAATCCTCCGCGTGGCTGTTCCTACTCCGGTAATATTAAATTGCTGCGCGGTGACTTATCCTTCAATACTCGCCACTATTGAATCCGCATCACATTGGGCGGCACCTCCCTATAGCGAGTCGTAATCACTTCTCAGCAGATTTTGTCTCTTATAGTAGACGGGGGCATTCATGCCTCCGGGTGAAAAAAAGCAGTAATGGCGAGGCTGTGCGGGGCGGTGCTGAACAGATAAAATAAGGAATGGAGTATGAGCAAACCCGACTGGGAGGCCATCGAGACGGCGTACCGGGCCGGGGTGATGTCCCTCCGTGAAATTGCATCGCAGCACGGTATCAGTGAAGGCGCTATCCGTAAGCGAGCAAAGCGTGACGACTGGTCGCGTGACCTGAATGCGAAGATTCAGCAAAAGGCTGACGACTTGGTACGCAAGCGGGAGGTACGCAGGACGGTACGCAACGAAAGCACTTTGACCGAACGCGTACTGATAGAGGCGACAGCCGAGGTTATTGCAACGGTACGCATGGAGCACCGGGGAGACATCCGTCGGGCTCGCGAACTGACCAACACGCTATTCGATGAATTGGCCGGAGAGTGTGGCAACGTGGCCGCGCTTGAAGACCTGGGCGAGATGATGCGATCGCCTGATGACAAAGGTATGGATAAGCTCAACGATCTCTACCACAAAATAATCAGTCTTCCTTCCCGCGTTAAATCCATGAAAGACCTGAGCGACAGCCTGAAAACGCTTATCGGCCTCGAGCGCGAGGCATACAGCATTGAGAATAAGGCTGAAACGAAAGAGGTTACGCATAACGTCATGCTGGTACCAACCAGCGATAACGTGGATGACTGGGAGGCGGCGGCGCAGAAACAACAGGGTGAGGTGCTCGGTGGATGAATTACAAAGCTGTATGGAAGCCACTGCCTGGATCACAGTCTCTGGCTCTGAGTTGCCCGTGTAACGAAATACTTTTCGAAGGAACTCGCGGCCCTGGTAAAACCGCTGCACAGTTGGCCCGGTTCCGGCGCAATGTTGGCGTGGGCTATGGCTCGTTTTGGCGTGGCGTCATCTTCGATACCGAATACAAGAACCTTGCCGACATTATCACGCAGTCGAAGCGTATGTTTCGTCTGTTCAACGATGGCGCTCGATATCTGTCATCTGCGAGCGAATTACGATGGGTATGGCCAACAGGCGAGGAGCTTCTCTTCCGCTTCGGCAAAGAGGCAGACGACTACTGGGATTTTCACGGGCAGGAATTCCCGTTCATTGGCTTTAACGAGCTGACGAAACAGCAGTCCCCTGAATTCTACGAAATGATGTTCTCCTGCCGACGCTCATCGTTCAGGCCGGAAAACTACCCGCTGGATAATGGCAAGTTACTAAAGCCGATCCCGCTGGAGACGTTCAGCACGACCAACCCGTTTGGCATCGGGCATACCTGGGTGAAAAAACGCTTCATTGAGCCAGCGCCGCGCGGAACCGTGCAGCGAGACCGGCAAATGGTGTTCAACCCTCAGACAGAGCGAGAAGAGGAAATCACGCTTACCCGCGTAGCTATCCACGGATCGTTTAAAGAGAACCCGTACCTCGACCCTCAGTACATCGCGACCCTGATGGCCATTAAAGACCCAAACCGCCGCAAAGCGTGGGTGGAGGGCTCCTGGGATGTGACCAGTGGCGGGAGATTTGACCATCTGTGGAATGAAGCGCTGCATGTCATTAAGCCGTTCCGCATCCCGGATAGCTGGACCGTCGATCGCTCTCATGACTGGGGGGAGTCGAAGCCGTTCGCTAACCTCTGGTGGGCTCAGACCGATGGAACAGCCGCCGAGCTACCTGATGGTCGACAGTTCTGCCCGCCTGCCGGTTCCCTTATCCTGATCGGTGAATGGTACGGATGTCCGCCTGACGAGCTCAACAAGGGCCTGAATATGTCATCCACCAACGTCGCGAAAGGCGTGGCGTGGATTGACAAGCGGCTGGTTGGCGAAGACGTCAACGAACCTGAAGAGATTCAAATCGACGGTGTCACGCAGGGCCAGTTGCACATTATGCCAGGCATCTGTAGCGAAGTGATTCCCGGCCCGGCTGATGGGGCGATATTCAACACTGGCGATAACGAGTTATCGATCGCGCAGAAGATGGAAGCTCAGGGCGTTACCTGGTTGCCAGCTGATAAAAAGCCAGGCTCCCGTATCAACGGCGCATCTCTTTTTGCGGATATGCTCGAAGCGGTGGTTGAAGGCGTGAAGCTAGAATCAGGCATACCTGAGAAGCCAGCATTCTACGTTTTTGACTACTGCCGTGGCTGGATTAGCCGCATCCCGGTGCTCGTTCGTGACGATAAAAACCCTGATGACGTCGACACTCAGCAAGAAGACCACGACTGGGATGGAACACGTTATCGCGTACTGCATTCACCACAAAAAATCACCGGCATGTTGGTGCGATCGCGCTGACGGAGGACATCGTGACCGAAAGCGAAATGAAACAACAGCGCGCCAGTAACTCCAGTGTTGAGAGGGAGCGGAATAAAAACCTCTCAATGATGTTTAACGGCACCAGTAATACCAAACGGCAGCGACTCTACCAGGAGTTCGGTTACCCGCTGCATCTCACGTTTGATGACTTTTACCGGGCGTACCAGCGTAATGCGGTGGCAGGTGCTGCCGTAACGCGCATGCTTGATGGGTGCTGGGAAGACTACCCAGATGTTTACGAAGGTGACCAGACAAAGGACGCATCGAAGCAAACAGCGTGGGATAAGCGAGTCAACAAGCTCCTGAAGCGCTGCTGGGAGCAGATTAAAGGCGCAGACCGCCGTAACCTGGTTGGGCGTTACTCTGCGATCCTGCTTCAGATTAAAGATAGTAAGAAGTGGTCTGAACCTGTTGACACCACCATCGTGGGAAGGCTTGAGGAAAAGGCTCTCGTTAAGCTGATTCCTGCATGGGAAGCGCAAATCGACCCGATTAACTGGGACGATAACCCGGACAGTGAAACGTTCGGCGAAGTGACGATGTACTCGTTCACTGAGTTGCCGGTTGACGGAAACTTTGACGCCCGCCCGGGCCGAATCATCAACGTACACCCGGATCGCGTAATCATCCTGGCAGAGGGCTCTGATGATGGCGTGATGACGTCAGGAAAGTCGCTGCTTGAGGCTGGCTTTAACAAGTTGCTGGATATAGAGAAGGTGAGCGGCGGTGCGTCTGAGGGATTCCTGAAGAACGCCAGTCGCCAGCTCAACTACTCATTCAGTGAGAAGACGAACTTCTCCGCTCTCGCCAAGGCCCTTGGCGTGGCTGAGGGTCAACTTGCTGAAGCGCTTGATCAGCAGGTCCGTCGCCTTAACGACAGCACTGACAGCGCCAGCTTTATGCAGGCTGGTACCGCAGAGGTGTTGAGTGTGGCAGCAGCTGACCCAGAGCCGACCTGGCGTACCGCGCTGAGCGAATTCTGCGCGACCGTCCCTATCCCTGTGAAAGAACTCGTTGGGATGCAAACGGGTGAGCGCGCCAGCACTGAGGATGCCAAGGGGTGGGGGAGAACCAGGATGAGCCGCCGGAAAGGATTTCTGACCGACGTAATCACCGATGTAGTTTCGCGCTTCTGGACCCTTGGAATTATTCCGCCGGCTCAGAATGAAGAAATCACCGTAGGTTGGTCTGATCTGCTGGCGCCGAGCCAGGCAGAGAAGATTGCCAATATGGACAAGCTAGCGGACGTGGCTGTGAAGTCCACGAATGCCTTTGGCCGCTCTGCTATCACTGAGAACGAAATTCGCGCTGCGGGCGAACTGCAACCGCTGCCTGAGCTTGATGATGAGGATCTGCCAGATGGCAACAAACCAAAACCTGATCCTCTGGCCGATCCTCAGTCAGAAGCCGAAAAGTCCGGTGATACCACGGTCGAAAGTTGACCCAACAATGTCACGTAAGTCCGTCAGCAAGATGGGGCGCGACATTGAGGATCGGTATTACGCGATAAAGGTGGCGCTGAAAGCCCTGTTCGACCAGCGCCTTACCGGGCGTGAGCGAGAGGTTAACAGCCGCAGCTGGCACTTCCTGTGCCACGTTAACGGCGCCGAGCCAACGCTCTACCAGGTCAACGCTGGCAAGTTTATCTACGACATGTCAGCGCAGGAACTGGCCGACCTGCTCGAAGCGGTGCAGGTTATTCTCGACGATTACCTGCTCGAAGGCGGCGAACAAAACCTGTGGGCGATGGATTACGTCGCCGCAGGGGCGCAGCGCGGCACGCTAGAGGCATTCAACAACCTGTCGCAGCAGTCGCAGGTGTACGCCAGCCAGACGACGCTACAGCAGCTTTTAAGCAGCCCCGGTCACCTTAATCAGGTGGCTGCCGCCAGACTGACAACGTTTAGTGACTGGAAGGTCATCAGCGACACCGCCCGCGGCGATCTGACCAATATCATCACCGATGCGGTAGCGCGCGGGGTGAATCCTCGCGAGACGGCAAGCGTCATCAGCAAGCGCCTCGATGTGTCGATGTCGAAGGCCAAGACCATCGCTCAGACTGAGCAGGTCGGCGCGTTGCGACAGGCGCAATGGAACGAAACGGACTGGGCGGCGGATCGGCTTGGCCTGAATACCGGCCTGCTGTGGCTGTCGGCGCTCAAACCGACGACGCGCAGCTGGCACGCCAGCCGTCACGGAAAGGTCTATACCACCGAGCAGGTGCGAGACTTCTACGCCGAGAACGGCAACCGGTACAACTGCTATTGCAGCCAGATTCCTGTGCTGCTCAACGACGACGGCAGCATTTTCAACCAGGGGCTCTCCGAGAGGCTGGAGAAAGAGCGCAAACAGTGGACCCCGGATAAAAAGGCCGCTTAGTTATTTTTTACAAGGAAATGACTGCATAAGATATAAGGCGGTTAATTTGTCCGCATCTGCGCCTCTGGTCTGTGGATTTTTCTGCAATCCCATGCCGACAACATCGGCAATTTGTCCCCGCGTAATGCTGCCCTGAGGGCAAATTAGCTCTGACCCCAATGTGTCCCATACGCCGGTTACATACCCCATATAATCGTATGCCGCGAAATAGTCTTCTCTTGAAGCCGTCCCGTTGTCACTTCGCACATATGCTTGATATCTGGTGTAAAGGTCATTGCCTGTCAAAAACGTTGCAAAACTATTTCCACTGAAAGCGACAAACAACAAAAGAAGAGCCTTTTTCATTCTTTTTCCTGAAGGGTTAAACATGAACTTAACCAGTATCCATGTGAAATCCTTGGCGATCAACGCCTCCAATATATCTACGACCATAATTAATGATCAGGAACACTATATTATTCGTGGTGCAGTTCCGATCGTCGATGACATCGTGATGAATGGCGGTCTTTATCCAGCCGAGGAGATTAACAACAGCTACCAGACGATGGAAGGCAAGCTGATGCCTCTCCCGCACCCGATGGTAGATGGCAAATATGTCAGCGCCAATGACCCGCGGGCCATTAACAGCTATCACGTCGGAGCATGGGCGCAGAACGTCAGCAAGTCAGGCGACCAGGTCGTCATGGACGTTTATATCAATAAGGCGGTCGCCGAGACAAAGCCTGACGGTAAGCGACTGATTAATCGCCTTGATGAGATGATCGCCGGCACAAACAGCGACCCGATCCACCTGTCTACCGGCTTACTCACGAACAAAGAGAGAAAGTCAGGCGAGTCGAAGCAGAAGAAGTACTCATGGATCGCTCGCAATATGCAGTTCGACCATATCGCTATCCTGCTCGATGAGCCGGGCGCCGGCACTCCAGAAGAAGGCGTCGGCATGTTCGTGAATGCCGATGGTCAGGAAGGCGAAGTCGAGACTGCAAGCCTCGTTGAAGCCGCAAATAGCCTCAAAGATGGGCTGCTGAACAAAGTGAAGTTCTTCCTCACCCATAACTCAGATGCCTCATTCGATGAAATCTACCAGATGCTGCGGGAAGCCATTCGCGCGCCGTCAGGCAGCGATGTTTATCGCTATGTTGTGACCGTATGGCCAGACAAATTCATCTTCGAAGAGGGCAATAAGCTCTTCCAGCAAAAATACCTCATCGACGACAGCACAGTCACGCTGGTCGGCGATCCAGTAGAGGTCGTGCGCAAACCCACTGAGTACGAAGTCAAAACCAACGGAGAAACAAACCCGATGAAAGAGAAGATGATCGCCGCGCTCAATGCCGCAGGCGTTAAAACCGAGGGGCTGACCGACGATCAGGTCTGGGATGCCTATAACCAGCAGGTACAGAAGAAAGCAGGCGACCAGCCGGGTACTCAGATTAACTCTGACGCGATTACTGCGGCAGTAAATCTGGCAATTAAGCCGCTGACTGACGAGATCAGCACGCTGAAAACTCAGCTGCAGGCCAATGCTGAAAAAGACCTCAAGACCAAGCGTGAAGCGGTCAAAGCTAAATTTCCGTTCATGACCGAAGCGGCGATCAACTCGCTGGCCGGCGAAGCGCTGAACGACATGTACTCGCAGTGCCAGACCAGCACCGGTCTGAACCCGGCATTCCAGGGGAATAGCGCTCAGAGTGAAATCCTTTCTATGGAGGCTCCTGAATAATGGCTCTCGCACCTCGTTTCCATACCGTAATCGCGGGCCCGGCCCGCAAGAATGACCCGCAGGTCATTGAAGCAATCATGGCGGCGGCAGTGAAGCCCGGGTCTCTGGTAATGCTGGATAGCACAGGGAAACTGGCTGTTCACAATGTGGCCGGTGGTGCAGGAGTGGCCCTGGCGCTCCAGCACAATTATATCGGCGGCGGTGATATCCGCGATGCAGTGCCGGCCGGGGATACTGGCGCAGCCATCATGTGCGAAGACGATGTCGATTACCACATGCTGGTAAAGGCTGGCGAAGTGTTGCTGGAAAACGAAGGCCTGGTTTCTGCCGGTGACGGCACACTGGCCAAGTCGACCACTCCAGCCACCGACCAGGTCCTCTTCTTTTCACGCGAAAAAATCACCGTTGGTGCTGAAGCCCAACTCGTGAAAGTTCGCAAATCAGGGAAAGCTACCGCATGAGCATGATCGTATTTAACAAAAAGCTGGTTACTGAACATAACCAGATCAAGAAGGCGTGGAATCAGCTGCTGATGCAGCGCGAATCCTTCAACGTTAACCAGAACAACATTTCCGCCCAGTACGGCGGCGCGCTGGAAGTTAACCAGGCTGCGCTGATCTCTAAAGACTACTGGCGTGAAGTGGACAACATCACCACCCGAGTCTTCCGCAACGACGAAGGCAACGGCCTGCTTGATGACCTGCTCGGTCTCGGTACGCCGATCTCTATCGGCAAGACGGCTGCGCTGTACCGCGTTTCCAGTGACGCTGGCAAGGTTCATCGCACACTGACTGGCCATGTTCCGGAAGAGCTGGATAAAGTCATCTACGACGAAGCTGGCGACCCGATCCCGATCTTTAACACAGGCTACAGCCGCGAATGGCGTGAGTGGAACGGCATGCAGTCCGAAAACCTCGACGCGATGTCCGATGACCAGGAAGCGCACGTTGCGGCAATCCGTGAAGACATGGCTGACTACATGCTATCAGGCGATGCGAAGGTCAAGGTGAAGGGCTATGTCGGCGCTGGTATTACCAACCACGCCAACACCAACCAGGTAGACCTGAGTGCATCCGGTCTGAATATTGACCTGACCACCTCGACTCCTGATGAATCAGTAGCATTCTTCACCGGTCCGTTCGCCAAACTGCTGGACGATAACTACGTTCAGGAGAAGGTAAAGGTGTGGGCATCCCCGGATATCATGCGCAACCTGAACCGACCGTATTCCGATGCCGCGGGCTTCAAAGAAGGCACTGTGCTGGAATACATCCTGCGCTATGGTCGCATCGAGTCCTTCAACCAGACTTTTAAGCTGACCGGTAACCACTTCATTGCGTACGTTCGCAACTCGCAGTACATCAAGACGCGCATCGCCGCGCCGGTGGGTACCTTCATGATCCCGCGACAGAATCCGTTCGATAACTACAACACTCTGGTCTGGAGTGCAGTTGGTCTGCAGATTAAGCGTGATTTCAACGGTCGCTCTAAAGTCTTCAACGCACAGGGTTAAGGGGCTTCGGCCCCTTTTCTTCGGGAGAAAGCATGAAAACGTTAAAGGTCGAGAAAACCGGCTGCTGGGGCATGATTGATGGCGTCTTCCAGCAACTTCCTGTTGGCCACGAATTCGTTGCGGCGGACGTTCCTGCACCTTTTGCTGGTCGTGTGTCGGTGGTGGGCGAAGTGGAAGAGCAAGCGCTGGAAGTGGCTACGCCTGGCAATGATGCTGCAGAGCAGGCAGAGCAGGCAGAGCAGGCAGAGCAGGCAGACACCTCCGCTAAATCGAAAAAGGCGAAATAACCATGGCTGACCCAATCACAGCGGCAGACGTGCAGGCGTTCCTCGGTGAGTTGGGTTACTCCATCCCGGCCGCTCTGCTCGATCCGATTCTCTGCGTGGTGAACAAGATTATCCCGTGCCTAGATGGTGCTGGGTATGACGACTGCACGGCAAAGCTCATCCTGATGTATGCCGCTGCGCTCATGGCGACGTCTTCCGGTGCCCGGCGAATAAAATCGCAGGGGACGCCATCAGGAGCGTCGCGCTCGTTCGACTACGGAGATGACGGCATTACCTGGCTGCGCGACTCTCTGGCGAAACTGGATACCAGCGGCTGCACCGGTGAGTTGCCAATCAGCGCCGGCAACAGTGTGGGCCTGTTTATGGTGGTCGGGGGCTGTTAATGGCGTGGATTTCAGTTCAGCAACGGCTGCCGCGGGCGTTTACCCGGGTGTGGGTGATCACCGATACCGGCCAGCAAACTACGGCGTACGTGAAAAGCAATGGTGAGTGGTACATCAACTGCGACCGCATACGCGCCACAGGCGCCGTTGTGCTGCGATGGAGGGATGGCTGATGTCTTCGGTAGCCAATTGGTCATACACCGCGACTGCGACAATCTGGCGCAATCTCGGTAACGATGAATACGGTGACTCGCTCGGCTTCTCGCCACCTGAGTCCATTCTCTGTGATTACGAAGGTGGACTGTCAAAGCGCATCGGCAATCTTGGCTCTGAAATTGTCGTGAAGAATACTGTCTGGACGGAGTTCGCGCTGGCAGCGGCGGGTGATTACCTGCTGATTGGCCAGTCAACCGAATCCGACCCGGTTGTGGCCGGCGCCGACGAGGTGCGGCAGGTTATCCGCTACGCCGACACGTTCGAGCGCCTGGCGGATGATTACGCAATTCTGACGGGAGTCTGAGTATGGGCGTAAAAGTTCGCGGCGTGCGAGAGGCAAAAGCCAATCTTAACCGCATTATCGACAATATTCAGGGGCGCAAGGTTGTCCGTGCTATACAGTCGGCGCTGATACTAGGCAGCAGCAGAGCAGCGTATTACACGCCGATCGACTCATCTACTCTTCTGAATAGTCAGTTCCGGGAAATTAACGTTAACGGCACCAGGGTTACAGGAAGGGTTGGATACTCAGCCAATTACGCTGCTTATGTGCACGATATGCCTGGCAAGTTAAAAGGCCAGCCACGTTCTCACTTTGGTAAAACCAGAGAAGGCACCGAATTTGGAGGAGGGACAGGCAAAGGTAACTACTGGGACCCCCATGGCGAGCCTCAATTCCTTAAGAAGGGATTCGATGAAGAGCGTGATGCGATTACTGCGGTAATCAAAAAGGAGCTATCGCTGTGAACCCTCCGATGCATAAGCGTGTTCGTAACATCTTCGTTGATGCCGGTTTAACTGCCGGATATACCGTTCAGTCGCTGACATGGACCGATACCGGGAAATTGACGGAGAGATTCATGGTATTCAGGCCCAACGGCGGTACAGCAGTAGATCGTGATATGGCTGCAGATTATTACGTCCTGGTGGATGTCATAACTGGTAAGTCTGCTGGCGACTACGCGAAATCAGAGACCGATGTGCAGGCCATTATCGACTACGTCAAGCAGAACCCTATGACGAATACCTGCATTGGGCAGATCTCTAACCTTGGCGGAACCCCATCACCGGTAATGACTGCAGAAGGGCGCATGGTGTGGCGCTTGCAGTTCGCCTGCCTCTTTGGCGGGTAACACCAAATCAAATCACGTAAGGTCGCCTGGAGCGGCCTTTTTTATTATCTGAAGCGAGGTAAGCAACAATGCAAGGCTGCTCCAATAACGAACAACTTATCGGTCGCGCTAAGACGCTTGAGCTAGCGTATGGATGTGCTGACCAGGTTCCGGCAGAAGGGGACTGGAAGCTTATGGGGCTGCCGACTTCGGCAACCTGGGATATGAGCCCCGAAGCGCTGACATCAGATGCGGATAACGGCGGATTCAGTTCTAACCTGATTGCCAGTCTTGATCCCACCTATTCCATTGAGGGAGAGGTGCGAGTTAAAGACCGAACTGATGAATTCGGCATTCAGCAATTCGTGAAATATATCGCTGATGAAGTTCGCGCCCGCCGTCAACCTGCGGTCTGGATGCGCTTCCATTGGGGGGACTTTTACCACATTGGCTACATGGTCCCGACCGGCGCCAGTGATGGCGGTGGTGTGAAGGAGATCGTGACGTATAGCTTTGAGTTCAAACTGGCTGACGGGAACACCTTCCAGATTACTGAAGCTGATGATGGCATTCCCGTTACAGGCGTGACCGTAACGCCTACAACCAGCACGATTGCTGCAGGTTCAAGCACGACCTTCACTGTGAACATTTCGCCAGCAGATGCGGACGACAAGGTATTTACTGTTTCGTCTTCAGTGCCTGCGCGCGCTACGGTGGCCTTCTCAGGTAATACGGTAACAGTATCCGCGCCTTCAGGCGCTACAGCAGGCACCGCGGTGATTACTGTAACTACTGACGACGGCGCATTTACTGCAACTCACACGGTAACGGTTACTGCGTAAGCAAAACAAAGGGCAGGATTTCTGCCCTTGATTTTGTTTATGGGGGAAAGATGACACCAGTTAAAGAGTTTGGCGAATGCGTCATTACTGCCGGAGACAGGGATTATTTCTTCCGCCCGTCACTACTGGCCATGTCGCGAATTGGCGATCCGGCTGAAATCGTTCAGGCGTTCTATGACCTGTGCAATGACGAGACGACACCATTCGCACAGCGTGCAGCTGAGGCCTATATACGCGATGAGTACAGCCGCTTTCCTGATTGTGTCCTGAGGTTTATGCAAAGCGGGCTTCTGTCACGCAAAGCGCTCATGGCCGCGCATACGGTACTGACAGCATGTTGTGACGATGATATCAGCGATCTGGTTGGCTGGATGAAGCCCGGGAAATCACGCAAGCGTAGCTTCGTCTGGCGCCCGGGCAGCATGCCGCCAGAAAGCATGGTCATCGTCGCCCAAAGTCTGATGATGCACGGCATCATCGGTAAAGCGAAAGTTAGAAAGCTCCAGCGGCACGAATCCAGCGATACAACATCTGAATTCCGGGCATCAGATTACATCATCGCAGCGCGGAACCACTTCGGCATCAGCAAGGAAGAGGCCGGACAACTGACGATGACCGAGTTTCAGTTAATGCTCATCGCTAAATACCCTGAGCAGAAAGGGTACACCCGCGAAGAGTACGATCACGCAGCTGATGACTACTTTGCGCGGCGTCAGAGGAAAAGAGCAAAAGCAAGGGTATGATGGCTTTCCTGCTCAATTAACTGGAAAGTATTTACATGAGTGACGATCAAGCAACTAACGCCGTGGACCCTTTTGATGTCTTTGATTTTAAAGACCCCTTTAGTCTTTTAGGCGATATTGACGCAAAGATTGTTATTGCCTTTTTTGGGTTAATATCCCGCGTTGAATATGCTGCCATGGTGCAAGGTTTTGTAAACGGAGGGGCGGGGCAGAGGATGAAGGTCGACTGGCTCAAGTTTGCAAAGAGTATGAATGGAAAGCTCCTTGCTCTGGGATCTGAAAAGGTTACTCAAAGTGTTAACTATTTGCGTATAGAACCCCCTTTGCAATACATGAATACTGCTAAGTGGGAGCATAGAGTATATGAGGCTGGTTTGGTTCCCGATGCATTTGCAATCCTCGCAGCTAAGGACGTAAGAAATAACTTGTTCCATGGGATAAAGCTTAACAATCCAGAACATGCAAGGAACAATGATCTGATTGAAGCAGCTTCTGTTGTCTTCCGTGGTTGCTTGATGGCATGCCCAGAGCTCAACGCCTATTACAATTCATAACTCTTTTAGCATTTCGTGCTATCGACAATCACCATATCTATTGAGATTACCGTAATGGTAATTCCTGCATTGGTGACCCTATGAAAGAGCGGCTACAGGCGTTTTAATGGCTCTGTCGTCGCTCTTTAACAGTTAGCTTGGTTTTTTATCGTTCATGAGGTCTTTTTTTAAAGATTCCTCCAACGCCTTAAGCATGTATTCATCTTCGCTGATGCCGCTTGTTGCCGCCGCCCTAGAGATGGCCTCTGCAATGTCGCTTGGAATGTTAAGCATGAGGTCTATGAATCCCCTGGGGGCGTCATCAATCCTGAACTCTGATGTATCGCCATTCGCTAGCCATGCAAAAGGAACCAATAATCCTTTGGCCAATTTTGCGATCACATTTGCCCGAGGCTTGTTAATCCGAGCCTCGTAGCGAGATATCTGAGCTGCGGCTACGCCAGATTCTTTTGACAATTGTTCCTGCGACCATCCTAGCTGTGCGCGCCGCTCAATCAAGCGAGATGCAAAATCATCATGTTTAGTCATAATTAGTATTGAAGTGTATTGACATGGTTAATTTTGAGCCATAAGATTCACTATACATGATACTTCATGACACTTGAATACTGATGGTGACAAAAATGAGAGTGCGAAAATCTATAGCGGACATTAAGGATGTGCGTCTGCTTCGTCTCAAGTTTGGACGCTTATTGAGTAAGTCAGATGGCAATGGATGCATAAACTGGAATGGAGCCATAAATTTCTATGGTTATGGCCAGTTTTCTTTTGAGGGAAGAACCTGGTCGGCTCATAGGCTGGCTTATGAGATCTTAAATGGTGCCATACCTCAGTGTGCTACTAAGTGGTGGGTGCTTCACCGCTGCGATAACCCTGCGTGCTGCAATCCTGAGCATTTGTATCTCGGGGACGCCAAAGATAACGCGAAGGACATGATCGACCGTAAGCGTCAAAGAATGGGTTTCAAGAGGCATGGGGGAGGTGAACAAGTTCGGTTTGGCAGAGTTTTTTATGAGATTGGTGGGCAAATAAAAACATTGTTCGAATGGGCTCAGTTACTAAATGTGAATCCTTACACCCTTGACCAACGTATTTCTGCTGGTTGGCCTGAAAAGGATCTTGGCCTTTCATCAAAGGCGTACAAAAGGCATCTAAAAAGTGAAGGACAAACGAAATACAGAAGATTTTCTGGACTAAAAGAGGTTGAGGATTACAAAAATAAAACCCCGGTAGCGGTAACTACCGAGGCTTCGGCATCAACAAATCTGCAAGGAAATATTGACATGACAAGTTTAGCAAAGACCACTACAAATTACAGCACTTTTGCTTTTGACGATAAAGATGTTCGTGTCGTTGCAAAAGATGGCGAGCCGTGGTTCCTGGCTTCTGATCTCTGCGATGTTTTGGGCTTAGATGCAACGTCAATCCGTAAGCTTGACGATGATGAAAAGGGGTTGCATTCAATGCAGACCCTTGGCGGAACCCAGCAAATGGCGGTGGTTTCTGAGTCTGGAATGTGGACTTTGATACTTCGCTGCCGCGATGCTGTTAAGCCAGGAACGGTTCCTTATCGCGTTCGTAAATGGGTGACGGCTGAAGTCTTGCCATCTATTCGAAAAACAGGCGCTTACGAAAAAGCACCGAAAGCTAAAAAGTCACTCCCCGGAAAAATAACTGCCGAACAGCAGGAAGCTATTAAGCAACTGGTAATGACTCGCGGCAAGGCGTTACCGAAAGAGAATCAGGCCAAAGCGATGATCACCATGTGGTCTTCCCTGAAATCTCACTTCGGTTGTAGCTATAAGGAAATCAACGACGACCAGTTTACCGAGGCGCTTTCTATCGCTGCGCGTGTACCTCTTGAGGGGGAGTTTCTTGGCAAGCAGGAAGCTCTGCCAGCGCCGAAGTTTGACGTTAGCATTCCTCTCCAATGGTGGATCGATAACAACCCGGTAGTACGCAGTGGCAATCAGTCGTTCGGAAAGTCGCTAACTGCCCCGGCCTTTGATGTGACGATGGATATGCTTTGCGGAGACAACTCTACATCTGCGGCCATTCGCCTGATTAACATTCTCGAAGATGCTGGATTTGATGTATCAGCGCCGAAGGCTGAAATTGTGGCGATGCGAAAACATCTTGGCGGCGTCGAATACAGCATGAAGGCTATCGCTGACGCTTGCCGCCGCGCAGGTAATAAAACCATCTCGTTTCGCGGTGGTAAAGCTGAGTATGTGATCGGTTAACTACCTACAAAATTTTTGTAGTTCACACGAACCCGCTTAACTGCGGGTTTTGTCGTTCACTCTGGATATAAGATCAGTTCATGGAAAAACTCGCAGCATGCTAGATTGCCTGGAGGCATGAATTATTGGTGATCTGGCGTGGACGATGAAAAATCAAGACAAAGAGAATTAGAACTGACGCTTCAAAGACGCTTAGAGAAGGTAACTCCGGACTTACTTTCTGAATTTTTATTCAAGCGGGGCATAGAGGTGTTCAGGTGCCTTTTGTGCGGAAGTGAGGATATTGGCATCCCTCAATGCAATGTGCATCAGTCAGGACCCGATGGTGCGTCGTCCCGATCTTTTGTCGATTACATTAAGTTAGATGCAGATGGTCCAAGGTTTTCTATCATGCACTACCAGTATCGGATCATGTGCCGAAACTGTGGATTTACGCATCATGTCGCTGTTTGGCCAGTATTAAAATGGATTGAGGGTGGTGATAAAGATGCCAAGTAGAGAAAGGGATCCTGATGTTTCATATTTGGCTGACTACCCAAGATTCAATAATCGCGGGGGTGGTGGCGGAGGTGGTGACATGCATGACAGGCTTACCCGTATTGAGACGGTTGCTGAAAACCAGGAGAAGCTAATTAGCGATACAAGAGCTGATTTGCGTGGCATTCGGTCTGACATGAAGTCCATGGAAAACAGGATTGTTGACAAAATGGACGAAAATCAGAAGTGGCTGGTTGGCCTTTTGGTGTCGGCAATACTGGTGCCTTTGTTCATCGCGTTGGTTACTAAGTAGCGCTGCGGCGGGTTTTGTCGTATCGCTCCCCCTCTGCTACGATTGCCGCATCATTTACTGATGGGGATAGGGATATGAGCGAACAAGAACAGTTACAGCGCCTGGGTGAAGAAATCGCCAGGGCATATTTACGGCACCTAAAAGAAAGAACCGGCGGCGACACGGTGACTTATGACGGAGTTACCAAGACCGTTGTTTTTGAAAATCTGGTCTTCGGGTTGGTTGGGGTGGCTCATACCAATGCGAGAAAGCATCCTGATGATCCTGTTTTGAAGGACCCGCACAAGCATTTATCACAGATGATTAACCTCTTCTCGCGCCCATACACGCTAACCGATTTCGGTCTGCGCGTTATAGAAATGATGAATGAGAAGTCTATTCATAAAGAGCGCGGGGTAGCGATGTGAGGCGGCTAATCATTATCGGGCTACTTTTCTTGTCACACTTTTGTTATGCAAAATCTGATACTCAGATCATTAATGATGCAAAAGAGGCAGTAAGAAAAGAGCTATCTCAGAAGTATAAGCCGGGAGACTGCGAAAGATGGCGATTACTTGAAGCTAGCGGTAAAGCCAGAAGTGGATCTGCTGTCATTATTTGTGACAGTAATTTCAACCCATTGTTAGGACTGGATTTCTCAGAGATAAAGGTTTTCAGGAATGAAAGCTCAAACGCTGTCTGTGGTATTGTCTCTGGACATACCGATATAAGTAAAATTGGAGGTCGGTTCGTTTATACAGATGGTGATGCAGGGCATGTTTTCATTAAGAAATCAAAAGAGCCTGCTTTCTTATCTGATAAGAGCGAAATCGGTCGCAATGCACTGAAGATACTGGATCAGCAATTAAAAATTGAGTCCAGAAGCTGCGGCTAATGCAGGGTACGTAATTGGTAACTAATTACGAAACTTTCGTAGACAACACAAACCTCGCTCCGGCGGGGTTTTTTATTGCCCGGAGAAAGGTATGGCTGAAGGTGAAAATCTTGGCGGAGTCTACATTGAGATTGAGGCCGATGTTGCAAAATTGCTTACTGGTCAGCAGCAGGCGAATAAAGCTCTAGATAACATTGGCGATAATGCACAAAAAACATCAGGGCAATTCAAAAAGCTTGATACGCAACTTAATGCTACCTCGAAAGTGATGTCTTCAGGGTTGAAGGGAAGCGTTCAGCAGGCAGGTTATCAGATCCAGGACTTCATCGTTCAGGTCCAAGGTGGTCAATCTGCATTGGTAGCATTTAGTCAGCAAGGGTCGCAGCTGGCTGGAGCATTCGGGCCGGGTGGTGCTATCGTCGGGGCGCTAATCGCGCTTGGAACTGTTGTTGCAGGGACTTTAATTTCCTCTCTTAATGGTGGGAAAAGCGCAATGGATGCGCTTAAAGATGCTGCCGAGAGAATGAATGATGTTATCTCTGTTTCCTCTCAGGGTATCGCTGCACTATCTGACAAATACGCAAACCTTGCCAGGGTCAATGTCACGGCAGCAACACTGCTGAGAAATCAGGCGCTGATTGAATATAACCAAGCCATCTCGAAAATACCTAAAGCGATAGGAGAGGCGGCTGACTCTGTTCTTTCGTTTGGAGATAAGGCCATATCAGCGCTAGCTGGCGGTTATGCTTCCGTTGAAGGGTTTAATGATCGCCTGAATTCGCTAAATATAACGACTAGCGATTACTCTTCTGCAATGAAACAGGCATATGGCGCAGGAATGAATTTCCGAGCAACGGCTGACTCTATCGGTAATACAGTAGGTGCCGTAGCCTCTAAGTTGGGTATTTCTGAAGAGGCGGCGTTTGGGCTTACTAAGCAGCTCGCAGACCTTAGTGACAACCCGTCTCCGCAGGCATTGCAAACACTTGTTTTGAGAATTAATGAAATCATCAACTCCTCAAAAAATGCAAAGCCAGAGTTGATTGAGCTATACAATAAACTCGCAGATTTGTCTACCGGCGCATCAAATGCCGCCGTTAATTTTGAGATACTGAAAAAATCAACAGATAACCTGACCTCTGGGCAAAAAAGTTTAATTCAACAGTCCGAGAGGAATCTGGCACTCTCTAAACTACAAGGTGCCGCAAGGGCAAAATTAGCGGCTCAATATGCAGCTGAGGATGCGGGATTCTCGAAAGACGATCCGCACACCAAGCGAATGATGGATGATGCTGCCGCGACTTACACCAATCTCGATTCGCATAAGAAGCTGACAGCGGAGCAGAAGAAAGGTGAGAGTCAGGCAGAGAGAAATGCAAAAGTTGTCGAAGAGTACAGCCAGAAAGCAAAATTGGCTGCCGATTCTACAAGCGAACTCTCGCGCGAACAGGCGATACTGGCAGCAAAACAGAAGTTAACGAATGCTACACCGCAGCAGGTTGCTCAAGTTGAACGTGATGCAGCGGCGGCATGGGATACGGCCAATGCTCTCAAAGCCCAAGCCGCCGCTCAAAAGCTCCTCCCTGAAACAAGAGAGAACGCCTCTTATCAGCAGGATATGAAGGATCTGAAAACTGCTCTTGATGGGAAGAGGATTACCCAGCAACAGTACGATCAAACCAGTGAGCAAATGGAGGCTCAGCACCAGGCTAATCTGGCCAAAATACGCTCGCAGCAGGTGGTTAACCCAACCCAGCAGGCACTTGCCGAAGTTGACCCGGTGCAGCAGTTGGCCAACCAGCACGCGCAGGAGCTGGCGCTGATTCAGCAGTTTGAGCAGCAGGGCGTTTTGGCCCATCAGAACGCGCTGGCCCTCAAAAACGCAGCCGACACGCAGTACGAGCAGCAGAGGACCGCAGCTCAATGGGAAATCCTCAGCCAGCAGAGCCTAGGCTACAACATGCTGACGAGCGCGGTTGATGCGTTCAGCGGCAATGCTTCCAATGCAATCACCGGCCTGCTAACCGGCACAATGTCAGCACAGGAGGCGATGCAGTCACTCGGCAATACCATCCTGAACAGCGTGATCAACAGCATTGTCCAGGTTGGCGTCGAAGCGCTGAAAAACTACATTCTCGGTCAGACGCTCGGCGCTGCATCGGTGGCGACCTCAGTCGGACTGGCGGCAACTACCGCTTCCGCCTGGGCTCCGGCGGCCGCGATGGCATCGCTCGCCTCATTCGGTGCTAACGCTGGCCCGGCTGCAGCTGGTATCAGTTCGACGGTGGGACTGGCTAACGGGCTTGCGCTTGCCGGCGCTCGCTACAACGGCGGCCCGGTATCAGCCGGCGGCCTGTATCAGGTCGGCGAGAAAGGCAAGCCAGAGATTTACCAGGCCAGTACCGGCAAGCAGTACATGATCCCTGGCGATAACGGGAAGGTCATCAGCAATAAGGATATGCAGTCAGGAGGAGGGATCAGCGTGCAGGTGAACGTCATCAACCAGTCTACCGGCGCCACCGTTCAGAGTGCCGACGGCTACATGCAGGACGGTAGCGCAGTGGTGGATTTGCTGATCACCGACATGGAAAGAGGCGGCCCCGTATCCTCTCAGATGCAGCAGACATTTGGACTAAGCCGCAAAGCGCAAGGTGCTTACTAAACCAAACCCGCTCCGGCGGGTTTTTTAATGCCCGGAGGAAACGTGGCAACAGTTCAATACCCTCCGTTCCTGCCGCTTCCCCAGCGCGCCGATCAGAACATGACGCAGGATACAGCCTGGCAGACGACGCAGACGGCAGTCGGTCCATTGATAATCACGCCGATCACTACGGACCTTAAAGCGACATGGACGCTGCAGTGGATATTCACGCTGGCCCAGGCCGAGCGGTTTAAGTCGTGGCTGCGCTCGCCGACATACTGCGACCGCGGGCGCAACTGGTTCCAGATGCCGATCGACCTGGGTGACACGCAGGGTGTGCAGCAGCAGACGTTGCATTTCGTCGACATGCCGGTGCAAACCAGCAAAAACGGCAATATTGTCACCTGGACCGCAACGGTTATCAGTAACGGTATCGAGGACATTACCGAGGACTACGACGACTGGATTGTTGAGGCTCAGCCTGGCTATGGATACTGGCTGGATTACCTGATCACCGAAGTGATGCCGAGGGCCGACTGATGCCGACATTGAGAGAGTGGAAGGAGCGGCGGCCAGCCAGCGATATCAAACAGACGGTGGAGTTTTATCACCCTGCGTTTGGTTATTACCGGGTGGTCAATAACCTGTTTCGCCCGGCGACGTTTGGCGGAAACTCGTTTGAGCCTGCGCGGTTCAGCGTGACCGAGCCGGCGCAGGACGGAACGGCGGTCATTTCAATGATGATAACCTTTGTCGCCGCGACGGAGCATGTCCGGCAGACACTGAAAAGCTGGCGCGGGGCGGCGCGCATGACGCCGATACAATGCCTGTATCAGCAGTGGAACGCGATCGGCGATGCATCATCCCTGAAAGACTGGACGCTTTACGTGAACGACATTTCAGCCGATGCCAGCAACGTCACCGTGACCGCCGGCAAGACTAATCCGCTGACGCTGGCCAACTCCATCATTTACACAACGAAAGACTATCCCGGGCTGATCACCGTATGACACAGAGCGACTTTATCGGGCTTGTTAACGGCAAGCCATGGGCTAACCGCGCCTGTAGTTTTGAGCAGATGGACTGCTGGGGACTGGTGGTTCTCTATTACCGGCATGTGCTCGGCCTGGAGCTGCATCACATCGCTGGCTACGAATCGGGCGCGGATTTCATCACCTGCTACGAACAGGAACACGCCCACTGGCGGCGTGTGCCGGTGGCGGCAACCGGCTGCATCGCCGTTTTTTACCGCGGCGAAGTGCCGGCGCATATCGGTGTGATGATCAGCCCGGTTAAGTGCCTGCATGCCCGCGGCGAATTCGGTTTCGTGCGCTGCGATAGCCCGCTGGCATTACTGAAGGTTTACAGCCGCGTGGAGTACATGGTCCATGGTTCGATATGAGTTACAGAGGTTGCCAGGCGCGCCGCTGCAGCGGGGGACGGTAGATGCCGGCACCACACTGGTGAGCCTGCTGGATTCTCTGCAGCTGCACCGCGATGTTGTCGTGAAACTGAATGGCCGAGCTCTGTCTGACGATTACGATATCAGCCGGCCACTGCGATCCGGTGATGTGGTTGCTGTGTTCGACCAGCCAGAGGGCGGAGTAGGGAAGCTCATCACCACGATACTGCGCCCGGTCACTAAAATTCTCTCCGGCGCGCTGAAGGTGTTCGGCCTGTCAAATAAGCCCAGCGCGTCGGTATCGGTGGCGACAGGCGAATCCCCCAATAACGACTTAACCGGCCAGACGAACCGCGCGCGACTCTACAAGGGGCGCCCGAACATTTACGGCCAGTGCCGCGTCTTTCCTGATCTGATTCAGGAGGCCCTGTTCGAGTTTGTCGACAATAACAAACAGCTTACGGAGTGGTTTGAGGTCGGTTACGGACGGTACACCATATCGTCGATCCGCTACTCGGAATCGAACCTAGGCAGCCTGGCGGGCGCCAGTTCTGCGATTTATAACCCGGGAGACGTGATCGGCACTATTGAAGTAGGGTATCAGTTCGATGACGTCGATAATGAGACAGTCCCCGGCCTGAACGAAAGCCAGGACTTCCCGGCCCAAACCGCGACCACGACCGCGCCGACATCGGTGGCGATCGAGAGTAATCAGCTCAAAGCCATTGTGCTGTCGAACGATGACAACTTTGCATACTTCGCCGCGCTGGCGGTGCCACACCCCGTGTCATTCGTCATTAATGCTACCTGGAACGACGGTGGCACTAGCGTCACACGAAACGTCACCGGCGCCGGGAATATCATCTCCTCAGAGAGCTTTATCGGCGACGATACGCTTTCTTACACGACGTTCTATATCGGCGAACTCTCGGGAGAAATTACGTCTCTGCCTGGCGACGCAGTTGTCAACGCGACGCTTTTCACCCTGAACGATCAGACACCACTTGTTATCGGTCCGTCAGTGTCGCCGATTGTCTCTACGCAGGTCTGGGTGCATGTGCTGGTCCAGCTCGGCGCGACGGCTGGCACAACGCAATACCGGATCAAGTTCTGGCAGGTCGACGACGACAACAATCAGGTGCCTGGTACGTCGGAACAGCACGATTATTTCTTCGATAACGACTTTCAGGTGACAACCCGGTATTTCCGCACAACGCATAAGTTCGTCCCAGCTGCCGGGGCAGGGCGCTATGCGGTGACCATCGAACGTCTCGACAACAGCAATGACGCCAACGTAGTGACTCTGATGGCGATCCACGCGGTGAACGTGCGCGAAAACGTCGTGTATCTGGAAGACACAATAGCCCGCATCACGATCAAAGGCTCGAACGACAGCAACAGCAACCGCGAGCAGAAGTACAACATGTTGGCGCAGCGGCATACCATCAGCTACGACCGGACAACCGGCGTGGTTGATTACACGCTGCGGCCAAGTCGCTCTTTTGCTGATGCAATCCTTCACGAATGGGTGGTTGTGGGTAAGCAGGACGTGGCCAGTATTGACGTCGCAGCTCTTTATGCCATTGCCGATTCGCTGCCGGATGCTCAGCTTGGGTATTTCGATTACACCTTCTCGGATGAGAAACAGCCGTTGGGTGAGCGCATAGCTACGATCGCCAATGTGGCCCGCGTTGACGGCAATAACATCGGCGATGTGCTGACGTTCTGGCGCGATGAGAAAGTGACAAATCCCGATGCGGTTTTTGCGCGCTCAAACATGTTCTGGGACGAGTACAAGGTCGCATGGCAAATGTCTCTCCCTGGTGGTTACGACGGCGTGGCGCTGGACTACGTCGACCCGCTGACTAACAAGAAGGCGTACATCTATCTGCAGATCGACAGCAGCGGCATCACTGAGGTTGAGGATGCCACTGTTAACGCGATGCAGATCAGTCTGGACGGCTGCCGGAACGCCACTCAGGCAAACGACCGAGCCTGGCTTGAGGCGAGGAAAATACTTTACTCACGTCTGACCATGACAGTGAAAGTGCTGGAGTCGACGCAGGTGGTGCGAGGGACGGTGGTTCAGTGTCCGGACATGTACGACAACGCGCAGCAGACTGGATACATCACCGGGCGCTCCGGGGATGTATTCTCGACGTCAGAGCGTATCGACTTTTCCCTCGGCGATATGTGGGTGGTGATGACCGACAGCCTCGGGAATTACCGCGGGCGCTGGCGGGCCTATCCGGTAAGCGGCAAGCCCAAAGCATTTCAGGCTGCAGCCGATACCTTCGATCTGGCCATTTATGACCGCAATACGGTGCAAAACCCCAGCCGGTATTTCATCGCTACTGACTCGGAACTTAATTCTACTATCTGGCGCGTCGACAGCGCCAAACCCAACGGTGATGACACACAGACGTTATCACTGATCGAATATTCAGACTCAATTTACCCATAATCAACTTTCGCGCACACCATCAGATTCGTTTCTGAGGGTTTAGTGCGCCTATCAAGGGCGACATGCACAATGGCAGAAGTTCCACTCCCAACGCCGACGCAGGTTCCGGTACCAAGTACCGATATCCGTAATGCGGTATTTGCAGGCGCGAAGCTTGACGAAGAAGTTACTGGTACCGGTGAATTCTATACTGACCGTCTTGGTGTAAAGCGCCTGACGAACACCGGAAGAAATAATCAGTTCGATGCCGCGCAGCTGGACAGAGCTAATCGGTTTGAGCAATTCCTTCTGTCCTCCGGCTACGTTTTTCTTGGCGACTATGAGGATGGTCCTTTTCAGTTCAGCGCCCGTAACCAGTACATTCGTTACGACAACCAGTATTACCGCCTGAATGCTGCTACTGACGTCGGCTTTACGACCACTGGAACCGATGCAACCAGCTTTGCGAACGACGTTACTCACTTCGTTCTGATGGATGGTGATACGCTTCGCCAAAACCTGGGTTCAGACGAAGGCGCCGATTTAGTCTCAGGCAAAAAACCGTATACAGGAACCGTGCGGCGCAAAATAGCAGAAATGCTATCGGAAACAATCTCCCCATGGGACTTCAACTGCAAATCTGATGCAGTCTTTGACCCTGTAACACAACGTCTGATAGACGGCACAGATAACACCTCTAACCTGCAGCGAATGTTCTCTGAGGCGCATTATCATGGCGTGGAAATTAACTTACCATTCAGTGGCAAATTTGCCAGCAAGTCCCTTTATTTACATTATGACCCTGTAAAAAATCCAGACTGGACCGACCGCCCTGGTCGACTGACAATTCGAGGCAGTGTGCTTGGACATGCAACCGGAGACGTGGAGCGTCAGGGGACGGCAATTTTCCATATCCCCGGAGAAAACTCGCCGTTAATTTCAATGATTGGAGAATTCAGTATTTCCAACCCGGCAGCAATGGGCGGGTATTTTGAACTGTCTTCATTGAATTTAATCGGCAGCCAGGACAGCTCAGATGTTCTGTTATTGCAGGGCAGTCAGGGGCAGATGAAGCTGGAAAGATACGATGTAAAAGTACTTAATCCAGCTGGTAACGGGATAACAGAAGCCACTACCTGGGAAACGCTTCAACTTCTTGGGTTTATACGTGGGCCAGCTACAGGAGATGGTTCATGTACCGGTATTGGTTTGAATATCAAATCTGATGGTACTATTGGTCAGATTAATATGAAGCAATATCTTCTCGTTAATGTGATGAAGATGGGATATTGCATCCGGGCAGGGCGTCGTGAAAAAACAAATGGAACTTTGGGGCCATTGGTGTTTACTGGTGGGCAAACTTCTGGTGCTGATCATCACGGGATGTGGCTGGATGGCGGGGTAATTTCTTTCACATCAATAGGTCAGCAGCATGAAGGATGTAGAAAAAATGGTATTAGAATAGATAATATACTTGAAGATGGGGTGGTAAGCTCTGATCTTGCACGCACCATTAAATTCCAGCAGAACTACATTACTGGCTGCGGCCGTATTGAGGATGGAAGTCAGGATAGTTATGGTGTAAATATTGTTAACGGCGATGGGATTGAACTGGATACTATAACGTTTAATGAGGTGGGTAATGGAATCGCATTCGATGCCGCAAACGTAGATAACCTGTTAATTCGTCGCCCACATTTTCGCACTGTTCGAGCGTACGGAACATCTCAGGGCTTTGGTATCCGTTCATTCTCCGACGGAGTGCCACAAAAACGTCAATACCTCGAACACCCGGTATTTAACCAAACTCCGGCCACACAGATTGATGATAAAGCCCGTGAAATATTTGGTCGCGGAGCGGCAGGAGGTCGAATCTCATTTTCGACAAACACACCGACGCCAAGCATTATTCACGGGTCAGGCTCAGGGAATGAGTCATACCACATCCTCAATTTTAACAACCCGGCAGCCACCACTATTACCAATATTACCGGAGGCACGCCCTATCAGCGCCTTCTTGTTACATTTTCGAACGATGCAACCACGATACAGCACAGTAGTAATATTGTTTTGCGTGGTGGTAAAGATGTTCAGGGAACGGTAGGGAAGACGCTGGAGCTGTACTACACGGGGTCATTCTGGCAAGAGGTGGGAGACCCGGTAAGAGCACTCACCGGAACCAGCGCAAATCGTCCATTCAGTACAGCGTTTCCCGGTATGGAATATTTTGATACCACGCTGAATAAACCCATCTGGCGTAATGCGGCAAATAACGGCTGGGTTGACGCGGCGGGTAATGTAGTCTGATTTATGTCCCGCCCTGTGGGCGGGTAATTTTATTTGCTGAATGAGGTAATCTCATGTCTTTTGTAATAAATAAAACGCTTGAGGCCAGCGTTATTACGGACAGTGGCACGGCGATTGGTTCAGTTCAGGTCACTGTAGATGTTACGTATTCTATTTCGCTGATTCAGGTAGTCGATGATACCACAGCCTACGCCTCGGTATCGGCATCAGTGAACGGACAAGCGCCAAAACAGGTTGACCAGTTTGAGTTTAACTACACAATGGAAGGTGGGAAGAGCTTGTTTGAGCAGGCAGAAAGTAACCTGCTCAATAGTGAAAAATACACTGCATCTGTTCCTGCTTAAAATATTCCGCCAGTTATGAGCTGGCGGGATGCTATTTATGACGGGCTACTACATTGAAAGATTCTGGAGATCGCGTTAGCTACCCGGCAACAGATCGCAGATGTGATAGGGGTGGGAGTGAAGACGATTTATAAATATTTGCCAGCCGGTTAAGTTTGTTCACCTGCGAACCGTATGCAAGAGATAGCAGGTGAGCAATTTGCTATGAAGGAATTGCCATAGCTGTAAAATTTTAACCATACCCTGCTCGCAAAACCATCAAACAGTTAGACCATGAAATTACTTTAAGACTTACCTTATCTATTACATCAGCATGTTACGTCTACGGCGTAAATTGATAGTCAGAACCTATATTGATCTGTTGCCCTGTTAAAACTACTGTATATAAAAACAGTATTTATCGGATGGCAGATCATGCTTCGACAGTCAGACATCGCCGCGGCTTTCCGCGAGTCCATTTTGCGCAGTTCCAATGGGTTCCAGTACCTTCACACCCGCGACTTCGTTACTGCGCTTCGCCGGCGCGGCATCCACTTATCCGAGGTGGAGGCTAACGCCTGGATCGCACGCGAGCAGTCGTATTTCGTCGACAAAACGGCAGAGCATAGTGAAAACCGCCTGTGGATGATGGCCAACATGGGGAGGGTGATCTAATGGGCTTTCCTTCACCCGCGACGGATTACGTTGAGCAGCGACTGTCTGTCAACTCGATCTGCAATGTCGGGCCTAACACCCGCGTTTTCGAAAGGGATGGCGGTTATGTCGTCGTAGATATTGGGCTTAAACCCAGGCAGGGAAGCCAGCTCATTATTCTACACGATGGCAGATCTGAGCTTGCAAAGCTGATGGGGCGATCGCTGATCACTGAAGATGGAGAAGCAATTGAAGGTGAGGCCTTGGATGATGTCACTGTCGCCGGCGTCGTGACGCATATCATTTGTGATGTGCGAAGCGATATCCTGGCTGTTTAACCATGAAAGAGTGGTGCGCACCGAAAATTACATGATTAACTAGCGTGCTAATTATGCGCTGTTATTGTGATGAGGTAAACCGGCGAGTTTGCGATCTGGATAGCTGCTCGCAAAATCAAAAGGAGGGTATTCATAGTAAACTGAATAAGGCGGGAATTGTACACGAAAGTTTCCCGTCGACCACCACTAATAAGATGGTAACGGTTTGATCTTGAAGGAGGCTATTGGTAAGTGTTGGGAACCGTTTTTTGATGATTTTGTTGCGGTAACCTATTGACTCACAAGGATAAAATCTATTTAAACCATAAACAGGAATCGTATTCGGTCTCTTTTTATCTTTATCTGTCTTCTTTCCCAAGAGCCAGCGACATCCTGTCAGTCAAACACCCGCTGGCCTCTGGATGTCCCGTTATAGCACACCGTTTTTAGCATACACAATTCATTTACACATAAATCGCATCCTGTGGAAGGGGAGGTGGCAACGGTGGAACCGTAAACGAGGGCGGAGAAAAGAAAAAACCTGCACCTAAACAGGCCCGGCGTGCAGGTTAACTGGCGGGCCAACATCGGAAGCCTGCTAGTATACATATTTGTATGATAAATAAAATAAGCAAAATCTAAACGATTTGGCAATTCATGCGATTACACCTCGCCGGCTGACGAGGTGGCATAAATAATAAGCACGAGCACTTTTGCGGGCGGAAAATATTATTGCGGAACGCTGAATGTAGGGTATATCTGACTTTCCAGATAGCAGAGCAATAGCCAAATTTCATCGCTGAAAATAAACCATATGCTCCCGAGCAGAATGACCGCCAGAATAATCAGCAGAAAAATTTCGGTTTTACTCATTATGCAAGCGACTATCCGGTGGCCTTCGGGGACCCTGATAGTAGCGAAATATTGACATAATAAGCAAACGCCATGTTGTAATTCGGCTTCACCGACAGCGCAATTTAGTCACCGGCATGCCGCTGCGTCAATATTGCCACCTGCTCCGTCAGCTGATCCAGCAGCTGGAATCGCCGCCGATATTCAGCCCGTTTTTTACTGGCGATACTCTCCAGCGATTTTCTTTCCAGACATAGCGGTAGCCGCCAGCGCCAGGGGCTTTCTGGCTGGCCGTCGATAGACTGCCAGAACTCGTCGTAGCTGGCGTGGAAATGGCGGCCTTTGCTCAGGCGATAGCGCAGGGCGCGGAACACGTGACCATTATCGCTGACGCCGTAAATAGCCGCGATTTGGCTGCGCGCGGCCAGCTGCCAGATAAACTCCAGCAGCAGGCGCTTCGGAAACAGGCCGTAGCAGGCGCGAGTCGCCTGCTTAATCACCTCATGAGAAACGTGACGTCGTGGCCCCTGCAGACCGCCGATAACCAGCTGCCAGGCATCGTGATCACGGGTTACGCTGAAGGTGGCGCTGGCCAGCAGGGTGTGGTCGCTGTCGCGCAGCCACAGAGTGGTTTCACCCTCACGTTCGGCTTTGCCTGCCGAGGAGGCATAAAGAGTAAACCGGCGGTCCTCTTTTCCGTTTAACGTCAGCAGCGGGACCTCAGACACCGCGGTCATAGCGTGCGCCAGCCGCGATCCGCGTAGGGTGTCGATATAGCGATAATGGTTGATTACCGCCACCGCCCGCTGCCAGGCGTTGAGATCGCGGGTCAGATATTGACGGTGTACTTTGCCCGGCAGCGTAGCCTGTGCGGCCAGCAGCTGATTAAAATCATCCCGAGCGCTGAGCGCTTCCAGCATCGCTCTGGTGGCGTTATAAAATAAGGCCGTGCGCAGCAAAAACTTAAAGCGGTAATTTTTTTGCCGCCAGATGGGGGCAGGTGTCAATCTGCCCATCACCAGATCGGCAATAAGATGCGAGCGCGGCGCTAGCACGCCGGATGAATGCAGGCTATTGTCTGTCACGATAAACACCTCGTTGTGATTTCCCCCTATTTTAAAGCGAGCCACTGACAAGCTTAATCCTCTGGCGGACTATATTTGCCGTCTGTTTAAAATTGATTGAGGTGTAAATTAAATTCCGTGGACCTTTGCTGGAATTACCTATAATTACCGCTGAGAGGTAATTATATGTATCAACGTATTAACGGCAGCGACTGGCGTAATATCTGGCTGATGGGCGATCTGCATGGCTGCTTTGCGCTGCTGATGAATCGCCTGCGTCAGTTGCGTTTTGATCCCTGGGCCGATCTGCTGATCTCGGTGGGCGATCTGATCGATCGCGGGCCGCAGAGCGCCGATTGTCTTGGCCTGTTGCCCTGTCGCTGGTTCAGGGCCGTTCGGGGGAATCATGAGCAGATGGCGCTGGAGGCGCTGGAGAGCGGAGATATGCGGCTCTGGCAGATGAACGGTGGCGACTGGTACGTCAAGGGCGATGCGCGGCAGCGGGCCGACGTCGATCGGCTGCTGGCGCACTGTCGGCGGCTACCGTTGATTATTGAAGTGGAATGCGGGAAAGCGCGGCATGTGATCGCCCACGCCGATTACCCGGCGCCGGTCTATCGCTGGCAGCAGCCGGTGGATCCCCAACGGGTACTATGGAGCCGCCATCGTCTGAGTGAACACCTGGCGGGGCGCCATGGCGCTATTGCCGGCGCGGACCATTTCTGGTTTGGCCATACGCCGCTTCAGGCGCGTTATGACCACGATAATCAACACTATATTGATACGGGCGCTGTGTTTGGTGGGACGCTGACGCTGGTGGCGCTGCAGTCGGCAGGCTAAAAGTCGCTGTATTCGCTGGCGGGTTGCCAGAAGCCATCAATAAAATCTTCTATCGGGTAGCAGCCACCGTGGCGGATCCGCTGATCCTCCATCGCCACTAAGCACTGCGTTTCCTCGCGGTAGACGTCAACCACAATGTCCTCGCAGCCGCCATCCAGATAGCAAATAAACAACACTAAGGCAAACAT